AGATGGCATATACATAGATGACGAGGGATTGTACGCAGAGAAGAAACATCTGTGGTCTTTCAAAGGTATTCTCCACAAGAATCATCTGTTTAACCTCGTCAACAAAGGACTTGTGTTAGGCACGAACATTGAGGGAGACAGTATCGAACCTGACCTATCACTAAAAGATATACAGAGGAGAGTTGTATGGCATTGGTAAAGTATGCAGTAATGTTTGAACCCTTTGAGACAGAAGGTATGGAGTATGTCAAACAGGGTTGTGGTTCTATGTGGGACGATAAAAGTCCTATCAAAACCTTTGATACTAAAGAACAGGCAGAGGTGGAACTAAAGAAGTGGAACACAGGAATAATAGTGGAGTATGGATATTATGGATAAGAATATGAAAACAATTAGTATAGACCCTAAGGATAGAATAGAGTTACTCAGATATGTTAATATGCTGAGAGAATTAAACTGTAATACATCAGAGAAGATACCTATCTACTATGAACATGTTTGTGAGTTAGAAACTCTCATGTACAAGCTATCACAAATGCTAGAGTTTGAACAACCAAAGGGGACGCATGGTGGTTGGTACACAGACTATCAACTCAAAGAAGATTTACCAGAGGAGAAATCTAATGACAAGACCCACTAAAGCAGACAGGAAGAAGTATGACATCGACTTTGCAGGAGACCTAAACTTTGGTCTAGGCATGGAAGATGAAGTCATAGACATGTTTAAAGGCAAGAAGATAGAGGTGAAGTCAGAGAAAGGTATGTGGCAGCGTACTGGAAATATAGCTGTGGAGTACGAATCATGGGGGAAACCTTCAGGTATCAATGCTACTGAGTCCGACTTCTGGTTTCACAATCTGTGTATCAATGGGGACATATATGCCACACTTGTATTTAAAACTGAGACACTCAGGAAAATAGTTGACTCACTTGATTTTGTTAAGACGGTGAGTGGTGGAGACCACAACGCATCCAAGATGTACCTTGTAAACATTAAGAAATTATTCTCCAGTGATGTCATCAAGGCATACAAGGGTGTTGCAGAAATGCAGCAAGAAAATAAATCTGAGAAAGGGGATTGACAGCATTTTTTATTACTGTATAATATTACTTTATGTAATACTTAAAGTTAACCTTAACTCCTTCTACTTTAAGTTAATTATTTAAGAGGTGAAGATGAAGAAAGATTATTGTGAACATTGTGGTAACTTAGTAGATGACAATGGTGTTTGTTTCGAATGCCAGATGGAAGCAGAACAGATGGAAGACATGGTGAATAGCCCTTCACACTACACTAAGGGTGGTATCGAATGCATAGATGCGATGAAGTCAATGATGCATGGCGCTATCGTGTCTGCTTTCATAGCGTATTGTTGGGGAGCATCGTTTAAATACCTGTGGAGGTGGCACTACAAAGGTAAGCCTATCCAAGACTTAGAGAAAGCTAAGTGGTACATAAACAAGATGATTGAAAAACTGAAAGAAGAAGATGAAGTACACAATAAAAACAAAACTTAAAGACGGCTCTACTGTCTACCGTTTTATTCCCCCAAAGGACGCTAAGTTATCAGGTGTCGTTAAGAATAAAACATTTCAAGATGGTAGGACAGCACGATACGAGATACCAAAACTAATTAAGGTGGTCGAAGACTTTAGGAAAGGTAAGATACTGGCAGGTAACATAGACGTTAACAGTAACCTGCGTCAAGTTCTTGCTCACTACTACAAGACAGGTCAGTTTAATTCGTTATCTTTGCACACACAGAAGACATACACCTACGGCTTCAATAGAATATGTGTGACAAAGATGTTCGGCAGAGAGTTGGGAGATATAACCCTAAAATACCTCACTCCCACTCACTGCACCGAACTATATGAAACTTGGGCGAAGCAGGTGAGTGTTGATAATGCTAATCAACTCTCCAGAATCTTCTCTGTCCTTGTAAACTTCTGTATTTCGTTGGGTCTTATGGATAAAAACCCAATGTCTATGGTTAAAAAGAGGTCACACGAGCCACGTTCTGTCGTGTGGACACGAGAACAGGTTGAGTTGTTCATTGATACAGCCTTCTTACAGTTTAAATACAGAAACATTGGACTTCTTGCCCTACTTTGCTACGAATGGGGACAGAGACCTGTCGATATTCGCCTGTTAAAGTGGTCATCTATAGACTTTGACAACAAGATGGTGACAATCAAACAGACTAAGCGTGGTGCAACGGTACAACTACCACTTGAGGATAAGATAGAGCAACTACTTCTCCAACAGAATGAGGATTGGGGATTCCAAGAATATGTATTACCTTATCAGAGACCCTCAGACGGTGCGTACAGTGTCATTGAGCATTTCCAAGTGTCTGCCCTTGCGAATGAAGTAAAGGCTCTCTGTGACCTTCCTAAGGAGTTACAGATGGGAGACTTGAGAAAGACAGCAATAACAGAATTGATACGCAGTGGCGTTGACCAACTGGCAATCATGTCTGTGACAGGGCATAGGAATGTGCAGAGCCTTAACCCTTACAACAAACATAACTTTAACACAGCAAAGTCTGCACTAGAAATGAGGAGAAAATGAGTGACGATGTAAAAGAGGAAGCGTTGAAGCAAGCACAGGAAGCCTACATAATATTCCATAAGTTTCTTAAATACTTTGGATACACTATGTTGTTTCTGATATTCTTGCTATACTGCAATGACTTCTTCAATGACCCTACAGCAAGTAGGCATCTACCAGAAGAGATAGCAGACCAGTATGACCCAAAAGGATTAAACAAGAGGAAAGGAATATGAACAAACCATATCACAACAAAGGCTTTGGAACTGCCTTCTTCTACGTGTTCCTAATACTTATACCACTCCCTATATTTGCACTGTGGATAGTAGATGGACAAGATTGGGCAGATAGATTTGCCACAAAGTATTTCTCACCTTGGCAATCTGAGTGTTGGGAAAATGCAAAGCATGAGAGAGTCTGTAAAGGGGATAACAACTGTAAATTTTGGAGGAACTTTTGTGATGGATGAGGGACACGTATTATTTTTGTTAATGATGTTAGCAGTAGTAATGACACTAGCATTAAATGTAGTAGTACAGGGATTTATAGGATGATATTAGAAACAGCATTAATGTGTATGGCAGCAAACATTTACTTTGAAGCAAAGAACGAATCAAAGTTAGGTCAATTTGCTGTGGCTCAGGTAGTTATGAACCGTATGTATGACCACAGATATCCAGATACTATCTGTGATGTAGTCAAGCAGGGACTCACCTATAAGAATGGAAAGGTTGTACTTGGTAAGTGCCAGTTCAGTTGGTATTGCGATGGTAAGTCTGACCAACCCAACATGAAGAGTAAACAGTGGGGAAACGCAATACGATATGCGTCCATAGTAATGTCTGAGAGTATAAACATAGACGTTACAGATGGAGCAACACACTACCATGCTACCTACGTGAGACCTGCATGGGCGAAGACGAAGACAAAGACTACACGAATAGACAGACACATATTTTATAGATGGGAGAAATGATTTGAAAAACATATTTAAATTTTTAGATGATACAGAAACAAGACTGTTTGTATTAGAAGTATTAACAGTTATTGCAGTTTTTATGTCAGGAGTTGTATTAGGACTTGTGATAGCTTGATAGAAGTACAGTACATAACTCACATGGGAGATGACCTTACTGTAGTTAATGCTGCAAGAGTTAGTTTTGATAAACTCAGTACAAATTTATCTGACAAAGATAAAAAACTAATCAGCTATCTTGCAAAGCATAAACATATGTCACCGTTTGGTCATTGCTTTGCAACATTTCTTGTGTCTGCTCCTGTGTTTGTAGCTAGGCAGTTAGTAAAACATAAATTTTTACGTTGGAACGAGGTTAGTAGACGTTATGTAGATAAAGACCCTGAATTTTATATACCTGAGGAATGGAGAACACGACCAGAGGGTAATATTAAACAGGGTTCAGGCGAGGGAACTGTGGACTACGAGATTGGTGGTACTATGCAGTTTGTTAGGGAAACATACAACAACCTTCTCAAAGAAGGTGTAGCTCCAGAACAGGCACGTATGGTGCTACCACAGAACACTATGACTGAGTGGTATTGGTCTGGTAGTCTTGATGCCTTTGCTGATATGTGTAATCTTAGGTTAAAAGAAGATGCACAACACGAATCAAAGTTAGTGGCAAAAGAAATATCTTTTGTTATGGACAGTCTATATCCTGTATCATGGAAGGAGTTAATGAATGGCAGATAATCCACACCAAGCCTGTCCCTTTGAGGACTGTGGTTCTTCAGACGCATTCAACTGGAATGACGATGGCTACGGCTTCTGTCACAGTTGTGGTGAGTCCTATCCGAACAAGCATAGACTACCTGTGTTTGATTGGGCAAAGCAAAGTTATCCATTAAAGAGGAGAGAGAATGTTATGATGAAAGAAGTTAAGGGTGTCACCTACGATGACATCAGGGGAATAGACCCTGAGGTTTGTAAGCTGTATGGCATACAGATACAGACAGACGCAGACGGTAAGCCTGTGCGATATGCTTACAAGTACCCACACACTGTCAAATACAGAGCCTTTGATGATAAGTCTAAGACTTGGATAAAGGACAAGGGTGTAGGTATGAATCACTTGTTTGGTCCTGAGTTTAATTCTAACTCCTCTAATAAACTCTACGTGACCGAAGGGGAGTTTGATGCAGCAAGTCTTTACCAGATATTAGGTCAGAAGTTTTTTGTTAAGTCTCTCCCCTCTGCGTCTATCGGTGAGAAGTTCATCAAGCAAAACTATAACTATCTTAACTCCTTCAAAGAGATTATCTATGCAGGTGAGTTAGATGATGCAGGACGCAGGAGTGCAGAGAGATTGTACGAATCTTTCCCAAGTAAACTCTACTATGTACCCATGTCCAAGTACAAAGATGCTAATGAGTTTCTCATGGCAGGTGACGCAGAAGAGTTGAAGTGGACTGCTTTGAAACCACAGAGGTATTCACCTGACAACTTCTTCTGTTCCGATGAGGAAGTAGCACAGGCGATACGCACAGAGAATCCCTACGACTATACTCCGACAGGACACACAGGTCTTGATGACAAGATTCGTGGTATAGTCAAGGGTGGCTTGACGTTCCTAAAAGCACCAAGAGGTACAGGTAAGACTGAGGTGATACGGTACTTTGAGACAGGACTGCTGAAGAATCCAGACACTAGGATTGCTCTCCTGCACATGGAAGAAATGCGAAGCACAACCTATCGTGCTATGGCTACCTACCATCTTGGTGTGAACGTCAGGACAAAGGATGATGCACAAGAGAACAACGTGTCAGAAGAGGATGTAATCAAGGCTGCACTTGAAGCAACACAGGGAGAACGTACCATAGTATTTGAGATGCGTTCACATGATGACCCTCTCAAACTACTGGAGTACACACGGCTTGCGTCCACCGTCTACGGTGCAGAGTATATCTTTGTTGACCACGTACAGAGACTCGCCTACCTCAGTCAGACAGGAGTTGACGGTGCTACCTCTGTCCTTACATCTCTTGGTGCTAGGATGGCACAGCTTTCAAAAGAACTCAACATAGGTGTTGTATTTATATCACAGGTCAATGATGATGGACGCACCAAGTATGCGTCCTCTCTGGAAGAAGAAGCTATCATCTGCATCAAGATAGAGAGGGACGTAGAGAACGAGGACACTACAGTTCAGAACACTACGGACTTTATTGTGGATAAGAATAGACCTTTTGCTAGACTAGGCAGAGCAGGTAGTGTATACTATGACCCTGAGACAACACTCCTCACAGAGGATACAAGAGAAAAGGAGAGAAACGTAGCATGATAATATTTGATGTAGAATCAAATGGACTTCTTGATGATGCAACAAGGATACACTGTCTTTCGTATTTAGATACTCGTATTCCTGAATCGTACATTACGCTACACGATTACGATGATATGAAACATCTGCTTCTCACAGAGAGACATTTGATTGGTCACAACATTATACGGTATGACATACCGTTACTAGAAAAGATACTTGATATTAAGATAGACGCTAGACTATATGATACCCTGCCTATGTCTTGGGTATTAAACCCTACACGAAGCAAGCATGGACTAGACAGCTTCTTCCCTGACTTTGGTATAGAGAAGCCAAAGATAGATGATTGGGAGAACATGGCGATTGAAGACTACACAGATAGATGTGTTGAAGATGTTAAGATTACAGAAGCATTGTGGAATAATTTATTGGATAGATTTATGGTGCTGTATAAAGATAAGAAAGAACTAGATAAGTTTTTTAGATACCTACAGTTCAAGATGGACTGTGCTAGACAGGCTGAACACTCAGGTTGGAGGGTAGACATTGACCTTGCAAAGAAGTGTGTTGCTGAACTTACAGAGCTACAAGAAAAGAAAGTTACAGAACTCACTGAGGTAATGCCTATGCGTAAGCTGTATAGAGTACAGGGTAAACCTAAAGTGTGCTATAAGAAAGATGGCACTCTCTCCTCTCACGGTAGGAGATGGTTTGATTTGTTAGAAGAGCATGGTCTACCAGACACATACGATAAAGATGTAACAGTTGTTAGAGGTGCAGAGGAAGCAAACCCTAACTCTACTGACCAAGTAAAGGATTGGCTGTATTCTCTAGGTTGGAAGCCTTGTACACATAAGTTCAATAAGAACAAGGAGACAGGTGAAGAGAAGAAGGTAGAGCAGGTGAGAGTCAATGGTGAACTTACAGAGTCAGTCAAGCTACTGTCTAAGGAACACCCTGCTGTGGAAGTACTAGACGGTCTTACGGTCTTACAACATCGACTAGGAATACTTAATGGATTCGTTGAGTGTGAACACAATGGATACCTACGAGCAGAGATAGACGGACTTACAAATACCCTACGTTTCAAGCATAGAAAACCTCTCGTCAATCTTCCATCAGTAGAGAAGCCTTGGGGAAAGGAGATACGTAGTTGTCTTACAGCACCTGAAGGTTCTCTCCTCTGTGGAGCAGACATGACTTCATTAGAGGACACGACAAAGAGACACTACATGAAACCCTATGACCCTAAATATGTAGAAGAGATGTCACGTAAAGGCTTCGACCCACACCTTGACCTTGCAAAACATGCCAAGGTTATTACGCAGAGAGATATTGAAAGACACCACAGTGGTGAGGTTGACTTGAAGTCCCTGAGAAAAAACTTTAAGGTTGTTAATTACTCTGCCACCTACGGAGTTGGTGCTGCAAAACTTGCACGAGAAACAGGTATGAAGGTTAAGGAAGCTCAGAAACTATTGGATGCCTATTGGGAACGAAACTGGTCAGTCAGGAAGTTTTCTTCTGAGCAAAAGATTAGGAAGATTAAGGATGACATGTGGATACAGAATCCTGTTAGTAAGTTCTGGCACTCATTGAGATATGAGAAGGACGCATTCTCCACCATCAATCAGAGTACAGGTTCATACTGCTTTGATAAGTGGGTTGCGTACTACAGAATGAAGAGACCAAACATCGTTGGTCAGTTCCACGATGAGAGTATAAACGTAATAAAAGAAGGAGAACAGAATGAACACACAAGTGTTTTAACGTGGGCAATCAACAAGTTAAACGAGCAACTTAAACTTAATGTGGACTTAGGTATTGACGTTCAATATGGAAAAACATATGCCGATGTACATTAGGTGTTGCAATATAAATTTTATCTGGTATAATAAGTCAAATTAAATAGGAGAAAATAAATGGCTACACGAAAAGTTATTTTAACAGGCATTGCTGAATGGGCAAAAGTGTTTGAAGACAATCGAGACCTCAAGGGTTTTGAGGGTGCATACGAGGAGTTCGATGGTGCTTGTACTATTGACATGATTCTCGACAAAGATAGTATGGATAGACTGTCTGCATCTAAGTCTATGAAAAAAGGCTCACCAGATGCTGAAGGTAGAGGTACACGAGTACGGTTTATACGTAAGTTCAACACTGGTAGAGATTGGGACAGTGGGTCTCCTGTTGTCGTAAAGTCTGATGGTACTAAGTGGGACATGGACGTAGACGGTCTCATTGGTAACGGCTCTACAGTTGCAGTCACCTTATCTGTTTACGACACAAGCCGTAAGTCAATCGTGGGTACACGACTGGACAGAGTAAAAGTGTTGGAGCATGTTAAGCCACCATCTGATGATGAGGATGAGGTAGCAACAATGCCACCACCACAGAAGTTAAAGGTGGTACAAGGTGAAGAGGAAGTTCCCTTTTAAAGTTTCTAAACCAAGAAACCTTCAGGCTATGGAGTTACGTACTTCAAAGTATAGCCTGAAGGTTGTCCCGGATAAGACTAAAAATAAATTTAGAAAACGGAAACATAAGTTAGGAACAACAGATGAAAAAGATTGATACCCTTGTTAGAGACATTTATAAGACTGTAGAAGGTAAAGGCAGTTGGGATAGTGTCGTTGGTTCAACCTTTGGTAGTAACTTGTCCTCTGTCGCAAGTCAAAGGTTCTCCTCTCCTCAAGAACCACGAGGGTATCTTTCTCTTTCATCTGTGGGGACACCCTGTAAGAGAAAGCTGTGGTACAAAGTAAACAAACCGAAGGAAGGTGAGTCTCTACGTCCTAGCACACTACTAAAGTTCTTCTATGGAGATATGATAGAAGAGTTGGTGCTGTCATTGGCTAAGGCTAGTGGTCACTCAGTAGAAGGAGAACAGAGTAAACTAAACGTACACGGTGTCAAAGGACACAGAGATGCTGTCATTGATGGTATGACAGTAGATGTAAAGTCCTGTAGTAGTTATGCCTACAAAAAATTTAAAGAAGGAAAACTAAAAAATGATGACCCATTTGGATATATCTCACAACTTAGTTCGTATGTATATGCAGGGAAGGATGACCCACTTGTCACTGACAAGACACACGGAGCTTTTTTGGCAGTTGATAAGCAGAACGGAAATGTTTGTTTGGATGTTTATGATTTCTCTGAAGAGTTAGCAGAAAAAGAAGAAGAGATTGTAAATATAAAAAAGATTGTAGAAGGAGATATACCTGAAGAAAAGGTTGACCCTGTTCCACAGTCAAAGACTAGTAACAATATGAAACTTAGTATGCAGTGTAGTTATTGTGACTTTAAGTATATATGTTGGAAAGACGTAAGAACTTTCATCTACTCTTATGGTCCTGAGTATCTAACAGAGGTAAACACAGAGCCTAAAGTTCCAGAGATATGGCATGACTAGGAACGCAAAGGCTAAGGGTAGGCTTGGTCAACAGGAAGTAAGAGACAAACTACTTGAAACATTTCCTGACCTAGAGCCTGACGATATTAAGTCTACTATCATGGGAGACTCAGGTGAGGACATACAGTTGTCACCTGCTGCAAGAAAGATAATACCTCTCACCATTGAGGTGAAGAGAAGAAAGAATAATTTGAAGACTGTATACGACTATATGGAACAGGCTTCAAGTCATGCAAAAGGAGAGCCTGTTGTATTCTACCGTTCAGACAGGAAGCCTTGGGTTGTTATGATTGGGATGGAACACTACATGAATTTATTAAAGGTATGGGCTGATGAAAACAAAAAGAGTAAAAATTTGGGCAGTAACTGAAGGTCCTTACAATCTTGAGACCTTAACATCAAACTATCCTTATGAGATACCACCTGACTGTAATCATTTGGTAGTTTGCAAAGTAGAGAAGAGAAAGAAACTTGTAGATAAAGAATTTTGGTTTGAAAACGAAGAGGATGCACATAAATTTAAATCACATATTGACTCCAAGATGGAAGCCACTATAATATACGCACCACAGTTAGAAGAACCATTTGAATTAGAGTATGAGGATGAATAAAAATAATTATGAAATAAGTATGACGATAAAGGTTGACCCTACTGCTAACTTTCTTGAGGTGGGGGATAAACATACAGATGCTTCATGTATTAAACAAAGAGTATGTGAAGCGATTTATGACATTGATGATGTAGAAATAAAACATATAGAAATAACGAGGAGAAAAGATGATACCGACTGATTACCAAAACTTTATAGCAGTATCCAGATACGCACGATGGATGGAAGAAGAAGGACGCAGAGAAACGTGGGAAGAAACTGTAGACAGATATGTCGGATATATGTCACAGAAAGTTAAGGGACACCTCCCCCTCACACAAGTTAGGGACGCTATACTCAATCTAGAAGTTATGCCTTCCATGAGAGCCTTAATGACTGCAGGGTCTGCACTTGAAAGAGACAATACAGCAGGGTACAATTGTAGCTATATGCCTGTCGATGACCCAAAGTCTTTTGATGAAGCTATGTATATACTTCTTTGTGGTACAGGAGTTGGGTTCTCTGTGGAGAGACAGTATGTCAATCAACTACCAGAGATTCCAAAGAAGTTAGAAGATGTTAACACTGTCATAGAGGTGCAAGACAGCAAAGAAGGTTGGGCAAGAGCCTTACGTAAGCTAATAGGACACCTGTATATGGGTGAAGCTCCTATGTGGGATGTGTCGAAGGTTAGACCTGCAGGTTCTAGGCTAAAGGTATTCGGTGGTAGGGCATCAGGTCCTGCACCTCTCGTTGATTTATTTAACTTCACAGTAGCCTTGTTCAGACAGAATGAAGGACGTAAGCTGTCTAGCTACGACTGCCATAATCTAATGTGCAAAGTTGGGGAAGTTGTAGTGTCAGGTGGTGTTAGACGGTCTGCCATGATTAGCCTGTCTAACCTCTCAGATGGACGCATGAGACATGCCAAGTCAGGTAAGTGGTGGGAGACTGCACCACAGATGGCATTGGCTAATAACTCTGTGTGCTACACCGATAAGCCTGACGGTGAGACATTCTTGCGAGAGTGGGCATCTCTTGTAGAGTCTAAGTCAGGAGAGCGTGGTATATTTAATAGAACATCTGCAAAGGAACAGGCTGCTAAATACGGCAGACGAGACCCTGAGCATGAGTTTGGCACGAATCCTTGCAGTGAGATTATCCTACGTCCCTACCAGTTCTGTAACCTAACAGAGGTTGTGATACGAGAGAAGGATAAGTTTGATGACTTGAAGAAGAAGGTTATGCTTGCCACAATATTAGGCACAATACAGTCTACTCTCACCAAGTTTCCATATCTAAGAAAGATTTGGAATAAGAACACAGAAGAAGAGAGACTACTTGGCGTAAGTCTCACAGGAATAATGGATAATGAATTAACAAATGGGAGAAAGCATGGGCTTGAAAAAACCCTCACAGCACTCAGAGAAGTCGCAGTCGAAACAAACAGAGAGTGGGCAGAGGTACTTGGAGTCCCACAAAGCACAGCCATCACCTGTGTCAAACCAAGTGGTACAGTCTCACAACTCGTGGACTCAAGTTCTGGTATCCACCCTCGTCATAGCAGTTATTATATCAGGACTGTTCGTGGTGATAATAAAGACCCTCTCACACAATTTCTAATTGACAGTGGTATACCTGCAGAAGCAGACTTTATGAAGCCTGATGCACAGACAGTATTTAGCTTTCCTATGAAGTCCCCAAAGAAATCGGTCAAGAGGGACGATATGACAGCCATACAACAGCTAGAGACATGGCTCACATATCAGAGGTACTGGTGTGAACACAAGCCTTCAGTGACGATTTCTGTACGAGATGATGAGTGGATGGAAGTTGGTGCGTTTGTATTTAAACACTTTGACGAGATGTCAGGTGTGTCATTTTTACCACACTCCGACCATACTTATCAGCAAGCACCATATCAGGAGTGTACAGAAGCCGTATACAATGATTTTAGCAGTAAGTTCGGACATATTGATTGGAATAAGTTTAGAGATTACGAGAAGGTAGATACAACTTCAGGCAGTCAAACCTTTGCCTGTTCTGGAGATAGTTGTGAGATAGTGGACATAGGAGCTTAAAATGGGAGCAGTGGTAATATATGCAACGATAATTCTTAATAACGTAATTGGTGTTATTGAGTACAAGGGGGAATTATTTAAGGATAACCAAGAGTGTATCACCTACTTACAAACATACAACGACCACATAAATAAAACACTTAAAGAGCATTTGGATAAAAAAGAAAAGGGTTCTACTGTTCTTTACATTGGGTGTTCGGATAGAAGTAAATTTGTACAAGAAGGCACAGGAGCATAGCATGGCTAAGTGGGCAAACATAGAATCAGAAGCAAAGGATTTTAAGAAGAGAAAGGTAACGGCTAAGAGTCTAAAGCCATTGACGAGCAGACGCTACATGGCAGGTCAGGCTCTTTCTGGATTACTAGCGAGGAGTAATGGGTATGTTAATATGGAGTCTGTTAGAAGAGAAGCCTACGAGTGGGCAGACTTTATGTTAGATGACGATTATTAATTTACTGCATCCCTAATCTATCATCACTTCTGTAGTTTTCCATGTAGATATTTATATTGTTTAAGATTTCTACAGAGTCATCTCTTTCTAGTATATCCTCTATTTTAGTAGAGCCTACTAGCTCTTCTATATCAAGAATATCTACGGCAAAATTATAAGCGTCTCTTCCTCCTGAAGTAACTTTTTTTAATAGGCTTAGAGTTGGAGGAGTCATAGAATCTAATCTATCTAAAGTTAACTTTCTAAATCTATTTTTCATTTGATTTAAAACAAACCTTTTTTTCTCTAACGACTCGTTAAAAAAGTTTGGATTATCCACTAAATAGTCTACTGCTAACTGTTCAAATATTGGAGATGCTATTGCGTCCATAGCATTTTTAACTTTTGGGTCTCCCTCCCAACGATTCCATTTCCAAGTTCTTATACCTGCAGAGTCTAACATTCTTTCCCCCACAGTTTTTACATCAGAGTATCTTAAACCTAACGACTTTGCAATGTCAGGTCTTAGATTAAAACCTTCAGGAAACATAGCCCTTCTCTCTTCCTTCATACTAGAGACATCTTCAAAGGGTGTTAGCGTAAGGAGATTTCTTACATATTTAGTGGCACTGTTTAATCTTTTATTTCCCTGTCTTATGTCTGGTATTTTACCATCATTTACAAATAAATTTACTGCTAAGTCATATGGCTCAAGACTTCTTGTCGAACCCTGTAAAATTTTTCCACCTGCATCGCCTAGTATATTTAATCCAAACTCAACAGTACCCACAGCCGATTCTATTGGACCTTCCCTACCCTCAAATGCTTGTGGTATGTATGTCTCTAAAATTTGTCTATTGATATATGCTGATAATTTATCAGGCTCTCTCAAAGCTGCAGCGCCAAGAGAGTCAAGTGCTGTTAAAACTAAATCAAAGGGGACATTTTTTGGGTCAAAATTTTCAATAATGTATGCAGGTATATCTTCAGGACTTAGATTAGCTATCTCCTGTTCTAAACTTTTACCTTTACCAGTTAAACCGTGGGCAATCATTTGGGCAGATAGGTCAAACTGATTTAGCGGCCAATCATAAGCTGTATCAAGCATAGCACCTTGCTCATTTTTATTTTCATTATACGCTCTACCTTCTTCAACTTTGTTAATAGCAGAATTAGGACCATCAAAAGTTCTATACATTACATATGTCCAACCTACACCTGCTTTTACTAAAGATTCCATATAATCTTGACTTTCAGGGTCTAGTGGTTTACCCCTAACTTTTTGAGCAGTAAACCTTAAAAAATTAAAACCACTGTAATCCCCAAAAGTTGCAAGAACCGTATTCATAAAACTACCAAAAGGAACTACAAAGCCAAGACCTGCTCCTTTACTAGTATTTGTTATATCTTCAACTATTCTTGCACCATACCTAAAAAAATTATTCCCATGCATCTTAGTTAGTCGTGACCAGTTCACAGATGCTGTCTGTCTCATAGTTCTATAAGTTGCTTTATCTAACACCTCTGCCTTAAACTTTTCACTGTGTATTTCTAAACCTATATCTTCTCTAGAATAAAACTTAGTTGGAGTTTCACCATAAACTTTCATTATTCTTTGATTAACATTATTTCCGAATGCCCATAATTTTGTGACCTCATCCTGCAATCTCATTAAGGATAAAGTTTGTTGTCCTCTTGTTACAGCATCAACTGCTTTATATCCGATACTTGAAATACCACCTTTGTCTAAGTTAAACATGGCTAGACTGTCATTAGGTCCACCATCACCTGCAACATCTCTAAACAGTCTTTCTCTTACTTCAGGCTTTAACTCTAGTATTTTCTTAGCATATGCCATATCTAAATCTGGAGTTAAAACAGAAATACCTCTTCTTGCTTCTCCTAATAAACTTCCGTATGCTTGATTTGCATAAAAGGTTGCTTTTTCATTTTTACCTAGAGCTTTATAGGGAACATATAATGCCATGTTCGTAACAGATGAAGTTATTTCTGAAGCTGCATCTAACAAAGTTAAAGCATTAAAACCTTTTAAGTTTGATACAGTGGTTGCAGGATGAGAGGTTAATAGTCTTTTATATATACCTAGTGTCCATTGAAATCTTTTTGGAGATGTATCTTCTACTTTTTTTGCTCCTGCAAATGCTCTTACTGCTGCACTCATATTTTCAGTTTCATTATTTATAGCTCTTATAGCTTGCTGAGGTACTTGCAAAATACCACCCCCAAGAGATACCTCCGTAATAAATTTAGAACCTGCCGCTTTAGATGTGTAGTTCATATTTAAAGATTTACCAGTCCTAGACTCGTAATTCTTCATAGCTTTTCCCATAATTTCATCAGGTATATATTCTAGAGATTGACCAAGAACACCTGTTATTTTCATCTCCTCAATCATTTTTGGGTGAAATACAAAACCTGCTTCGTTTAGTGCTTGCAGATAACCTTTAGTAATAACATTACCTTGTTCATCTGCAGTACCAAAAAATAATTCTTTGTAAAATTGATTAAGATGTCCTGTGTCAGATTTAAGAGCTTCTTTTCCAAACTGTTCTACTAAATATTTTTTAGAATTTTCTTTAGCTTCTGCCCAAGCTTTCATCTTACTTGGGTCTCCTTTTATGCCACCAAATGTTTCATCAATAGCTTCAATTAAATTAGGTATATTTGGATTTACCCTATCATCTAAAAGTTTTTTTAAGTTAGCACCCTGTTTAAATGCTTTATCTACATCTTCATAACCTATAAAACTATTTTTAAATTTATCTGACCTTCGTAGTTCTTTAAATCCATAAGACACACCTGTTATTGCAGGAACTAACATTGTCATAAGAGCAGATAAACCAACTCTACCTTTATCAATCTCATCCTGATTGTCAACATTTATAAGTTGAGTCTGTTGAAGAATATCTAAACCAACATTAAAAGCCATGTCAGGTAAGGCAAAAGCAGCAGTAGATAAAACAAGTTCTCTCCTAGCTAGTGCTTTAGTAATATTCTTTTTTGCTACCTCTTTAGAAATTCCTTTAGATAGTTGGTCTTTGAAATAATTTTTCATTATTATCTTTGCGCCTTCTGCAGAAGCCTTAGCACCTGCACCAAATAAAAATTTACCAATACCTAAAGTAAATAAATTTATTGGGTCAAGAATAGCACCTTTTGTATAATCAAATAATGCGTCTCCCATCTCTGCATATGTACCCCTACCTGTAAAAGCATTGTCCATTCTATCAAATATTTTATAGGAAGCACCTAATCTCATTTTTTCTTGGGGTGTTGCAAATATACCTGCTGACACCTCATTAGCAATAGTTACAGAGTTTCCTACGCTAAAACTTCTCATCCAATTCTGCCAAGTTTCAAATACTTTTTCGTTTGACTGAGTATAATAATCTCTATCAAATACACCACCTGTAGCTCCACCTGCCATAGCAGTAACAGCACCACCCAACTTACTTGTTAGATTGTCACTGTATCTTGCTGAAAGACCTTGCCTAATGACATCCATCAAAACTTTATCTTCTAGTATGTCTTCTTTAGTAAGAGTTTTTTTATAGAATTGCTCTGATACATCACCTGATGTACCTGCTTCTCCAAAGATTCCCCCTGTTAAAAACTTTGGGTCTCTCTGTCTTTCTGCCATGTATTTTGGGAAATTAATTGCAGTGCCACCATCTTCTCCGACAAATAAATAATTGTCAACTTCTGATGATTTTGATACATTTTGACTTAAACTATAGTCTGTATATTTTTCTGCACTGTCTTCTGCAAGACCTAAACTGTAATCTATATAATTACCTGATACAATTTCTTCTTGTTCTTCATCTACTTCTGGTATGTTAGTGGTGTCTACTCTTAAACTAGGTACACCTTTGGATAAAGAATAATCTATATATTCTTCAGCCACTATCTTCTCGCTTTTATTTTATTTATAGATTTATTATTTATCGTTACACCTTCTACTAAATTTACTTCACTTCCTTCTTCTATAATACCTTTACTCACTAAGTCTCTCAAAACACTTTCATTTTGAACAGTAAACGGAACTGTTGGATAGACTTTTGGTATGTTAAGCCTAGGTAGAATAGAAGTTTCTGGGTAAGTTTTTATTAAATCTGGACTAGATGTAAATGACTTATACAAATTCTGTGTACCATATAGTCTAAATAAAGGTAGTTGATTAGTTTTATTATAGTTTACCTGACTTAATTTAAGAAACCTATTGTCTAGATATTTTTTTAATTCGCCCTCTGGAGATGTTAGTGGAGATACTTTTTCCTTTTTTAATAATTCATCTAGTTCTCTTTTAACTGATGCAAGTTCGTTATTATATTTTAAATCTAGACTGTTATATATTGAATTTGCAATATTTTCTGCACCTTCTATACCTGCTTTCTCCATTTTTACAGGCATACTTGGTACAACAAATTCGCTAAATATTCTTCCTGCATAATTACCTTTTAATTCTTGAATCCTTGGGCTTAATCCTTCTGGATACATTTCTTCAAAATTTGACCATATTGTATCTCCTGATACACTTGTCTTAGTAATCCTTTCAAAAAACTCACCAATCTCTTGATTTGTTACTCCTCCTTTATAGCCTTTTTTCTCAGCATCTGCTCTTGCTCTAGTTAGCTCTTTATATATTCTTTGAAATACATCAGATTGATTATTTGTTGCTGCAGAAAATTTAGTTAAAGATTCTTTTGATACACCAAAATCAGTCCTAATAGCTGACATATATGTTGCATCACTAGCTTGTCCTCCAGTGCCTTTTTTACCAGTTCTTCCTATACCACCACCTGAACCAGTAAACATACCTGCACTTTCTAATTGTTTTAATACCTTAAATTGATTTTCAAAGTCAGCCTGTTCTTTTTGAAACTCTAATTTTTCTTTAGATAATGCAAAGTTTGCTTTTGATAATGCAAACTGTTCTTCTTTTAAAGCAAAAGCCTCACGATATTTTTTTTCTTCTTCAACTTCTCTTTGATACTGATTTAAACCTTGCCAAAATCCTGCCATAATTAACTCCTAGACATTAAACCTTTTACAGGTTCTTTTTCTTCTTCTACTCTAGCTTCATTAGCTACATCTTCTTGCATACTCTGCATCATTTCATCATCCATTAAAGTATCGTTTGAAATTTCAGAGTCTCCATCTTTTATTTTATTTAGTTCATTTTCTGCAAGAACTCTCAATCTTTGAAATCTTATATTATTCTTTTCAGGTAAGTTTTCTAAACCTTCATCATATTCCATTCCAGTGGCATCTAATCTACCAACTATAAATTCGTGAACAAGAGGAGCGATAATTATACTAACATCTATGGAATGCACACCCTCTGCAACAGCACTTCTAAGAACACCCTCGGTTAAACTTTTAACATCCATACCTGACTGTGAAAAAAATATTATATCTTCAAGTGCTTCTTTTCTACTTAAATTACCAAAATGCTTTTCCAATGCTTTCTTAGGGTCTACAATCTCATAAGGATTCTCATAAGACATGTTCTTTGGGGGAGAAGCTAGGGACTGACCGGGAACTGGATAGTCAAACTGGGTCATTCATTTTCTCCTTTAATTCTTTATTCTCTAACATTATTTGCAAAAACGCAGATTCTTGAAATTTTTGTAGTGGATTCTTATCGTCATCAACTTTTTCTTCATTGTTTCTTCTATTTATAAAACCTTTTGTTCCGTCACCTTCTTCTTTTTTATTAGCGTAGTCTTCCATATATTCTAGTCTACGCAACTCAATTAGTCTTTTTGTGTAATCTAACGACATACATCACCTATTAATTTATTATAAAAACCCTAGTAATCCTTTGTCTCCAAAGAGATTTAAACCACCACTACCAAATAATAGTCTTGCAAAGAAACTAGTTTTTGCAGCTCCCTCAGCAGTATCCATTTGCTCTCTAACACTATCTAATTTTTTATCTGCTAGTAGTAATCTTGTGGCTCTTTCCAAGGCACTTTCAGATTGTGCAACAGCAAACTGCATCAAGTCTCTTTCTCTTTGCCATATTTGGTCTATTGCCTTATTAGATAAACCATTCACTTGTTTTGCAAACTCAAAGTTAGCTTGATTTTGTGTAGCAGTATTTATTGTATTTGTATCCTGTCTCCATTTTGCATTAGCCTGTGCAATAATAAGAGAGTTGTTAGCATTAAACATATCTCTTTGATTCTGTATTTCAGCGTTAAACTTACTTAATGCGTTTTCTTCATTTACATTAAACTGGCTCATAGCATTAAACTGAGCAGCATTAAACTGGCTTACTTGACTGGATAAATTTTTATCAAACTGAGCCATTTGATTAGCACTTGATGCGTTAAACTGCTCCGCTGCATTTTGGGATGCAGTATCTGATAGAAGAGCATTTGCATTTTGTTGTGCCTTAAATAATTCTGTTTGCTGTTCATTGGCTAAATTAGTCAAATCGAGTTGTAAAAAGTTTTTAGCATTCTCAACTTGAGCCTGTTGCTGATTGCTTAAACTTTCTAACTCAAGCTGTGAAAGTTGTGCAGCTTCTGCCATTATGAGAGCTTGTTTGTTATCAAGATTGGCAAGGTCAACAGTTTGTGCCATCTTAGCATTTTCTAGTGCTATCTGTTGGTCAGCATTAAAATTCATATTAGCTATTTCGCTAACCTTCGCAGCATTCCTCACCTTTGTTTCAAATGCTTGATTAAATTCTAGCTGTAAAAAGTTAGCTCTTTGCTCTGCTTTAAATAAAGCCATCTCTTGTTTATTACCTGCATCAATCTGTGCAATAGGTAGAGCAGCTTCCATAGCTGCCTGTATTACTGCCTGACCTGCCATAGATGACGCACCAAGTCCTCTTGCAGCTAATATTTGTTGTGCCTTACGCATACTTCCTGCTGCCCATGCAGGTGTATCACCTTTCTCAAAGTCTTCCATGAGAGTAGACAGTTCATCTTTTACAGATGCAGCTTCAACTGGTCCTTCACCAAAGACCTCTTCAACTTTTTTTTGGTCTACTCCTGTACCCTCTATAAGTTCACTAGGACCTTGTGGCATAGTCTCCAGTCTTTGATTAATCCTAGAGAGAGTGCTTTCTAATTGTGCTTTTATCCGTTCTTTAGTGGGAGGAGGAGGGGGGTCTCCAATAAACCTTCCTCTTTTTAGAAAATCTTGATACATTTCTTTTTGCTCTTGAAATGTTTTTTCTAAATTTTCCTCTTTGAGCATATCTTCAATTCTAGATTTGCCCTCTTTTAATCTAAGAGACTCTTCAGTTTCTCCTGTCTCAACAACACGAGTTGGAGCATCTTCTACTTTTCTGGCTTCATCTATTGTAGCTGCATCCAAATCAGATATTGCTGTATCAGTTTTAGTTTGACCAACAACTTCTTTTGTTAAATCATCTTTTGTTTTAGCTTCAACACCCTCTGTTAATTCCTTCATTTTTTCAGCAGAAGTAAACGTATCAGCAGTTGTTACATCTGTATCAGTAGGAGTCTGAGCCTGTGCTAGTTTGTCAACTGTTGCAACATCAGCAGTCGGTGCATCAGGTCCTACTTGACCTGTACCTTCAGCTATTGATGTCCCTGCTGCATCAGCATCTATATTTGTAACATCTGTTTTTTCTACAACTTTTGATGGGTCAATAATAGCGTCACCAACTAACTGTCTCGTACCCTCTGCTATATCTTCTGCATAATAAGGTGTGTCTGTTTTTGTATTAGTAGCACCTGTTCCTGTATTAGCAGTAGGAGTATTTGTTGAACCAAAATTTACAACTTGTTTTTCTGCCATAGGTTGTGACCCTTGTGGAGAAACTTCAGGAATGCCATAAGTAATTGGAGGAATACCCTCTTTTACTTCATTGTCTGTGGGAGAAAAAGGTTTACCTGTTTTCATAGAGATAAAATCTATATTTGGTTTTTTAGGAGCAGGTTTTTGAATCTTAATTTTTTTATTTTGCTCAGGGTCATAACCAAATTCCATAGTTTTTCCCTGAACAACTCCACCGGGTTGATAACCAACCATACCACCTCTATTCTTAACAGCTATAGGAATATCTCTAGCATTTATAAAATTAGAGATAGCTGTTTTACTTTGAGGTCCTGTATATCCGTGTAGCTTACTTAGGATATCATAAGCTTCTTGTACTGTCATTGCCATTTAGTTAGTCCTTACTTAATACTCTGTCTAGCTTATCTTCTAGTCTGTGTAGTGCTTCCATTACTCCATGCATCTCTTGTTTTACCTCAGACCTTGATGCGTACTCTTCTCTCGTTTTATTTAGAAGTATATCTAGTCTCTTTACTTCTAGCATCATGTTACGAAATGTCCACAATGCAGGAGCTATTACTAAAGTTAGTATCAAGTTCCAAAACATTACTGGCTCTATTTCCATCGTTACCTCTTAAACTTATCGTTGAGTGAATCTACTACACTGTCTATGTTAGGTGGCTGACCATTTGGGTCATACTTGCAACGATACTCATTTGGGCAGTTACCTTCTACTACTAGCGTGTATGTATCGTTTGCTCCCTTATATAAACAGACCTGCTGTCCGTTCTTTGCTTGTACTCTTTTGTATCTACGGCATGTGATATACTTTGGGTCTTCACGTATGCCTTTTCTTTTTTCTTGCTCCCATGTCCAGTCACTGAACTTTTTGAGGAAGCAGGTGTAACAGTTCTTGATATTGTCGGATTGTGCTAAAGTTATTGTACCATATTTGTCTGCACAAAGCCACTCAAACGTGTACTGCCCACCGTCTTTTCTTACGCAGTTACCACCATCCTCTGTCAACCCCCATAAGACCGTATACAAACCCACCCAGAACACCAGTACCAACAGTAAGAACCACTGCCACAGCGACATATGTTATAACCTTTTCTCTGAATTGTTGTTTATCATATACTTCTTTCTGTCTTCTCTTGCGTATCTGCCCTTCCATTGCCAGTAGGTCATCCCAAGATTTTGAGCCGTGGGTAAACATCAGAAACTGTTTTAGCTCATACCTCTGCTCTTCTAACTTCTTCTTGGCAGTAAACGCTTCAATAGCTTCTTGTTCTATACTACCACCACCAAACATCTTGCGAACCATTGATGGGTTCTTGGCTGATTTGTGTGCGTTGTCTACATCACTGACTGCTCCCATCCACCGTGACAAGTCCTGTGACATTGCTTCCAAGTCTCGTCCTGCTGCAAATGCCCTCTTGATTCCGTTGAAGGCTGTGCTTGCTGTAGCAACAGCAGCAGAGATGGTGATGGGGTCAAACATGTTACCCCACTACTGCAGTTTTAGCAGCTTTTTCTAAAATTTCCTTTGATTGTTGCTCTGATTTATTTATGGAGTCGATGAGTATGTTTGTGAAATGCGTTAAGGCAGCACTCATCTGGTCAAGTTCAAACTTGTGTGTGTTACTCTTAGACTGCAGACTCTTTATCTGAGCAATGATGTAGTTCTGCTCTTTGTTAAAGTTATCTGTCTTGTAGTCTTTACCATTTATTTGTATTACATTATCCGTCATTCTGCATCCTTTATAGTTAACGTGCCTTCCTTTACTTGTTTAAGTATCTCTGCGTAGTGTCTGTTGTTTTCTTTTTTAGGAGTCCAATGCACTATTCCATCTATAGTAACTTTTAATATCTTTGTATTTTCACTACCATCTGGGTTCTTAATCTTACTTACTTCTGTTATATTCATAATAATACCTTCCTATAACTCAGCATCTGCCGTAGCACCTGCATCCCAAATGGCGTAACCTCCCACTCTATAACACTGTGCATAATCAACAGAAATAGTTTGTGCAGTATTGCTTGAACCAACTCCTGTCATATCAGGGTCATGGTTCATTGTAACTGGAAAAGTCATAGTTGCATAATCTGCAGCACTTGAACTTCCATAACCACCATATTGTATCTCATCAGCTTTAAAAAAGTATCTCTGACACTTAGCCAATGTCCTATCATAAGGCTCATGCTCAAACTCTGTTGGGTTCTGCCCTACTTCTAACTGAACGCCTGCCATAGCCCAATCATTAGAGGTGCTAGACAATATATTGTTTGACATACCAACAGCTAAGTTTGCCAGTGTTTTACTTTGCCATGCACTTGCTATTGTACCAGAAGTAAAGTTAGTACCTGCTGCTAAAAAGAAGTGTAACACTAGGCTCATAGCATTATCGTTTGTAAATGCTCCTGTTGTGTCAGCAGGAAAACGTACTGTTTTAAACTCCCAAGTATCAGCAGAAGAGATACTGTATGTACCTGCTATAGCCCTTGAGTTGTCTGTGTCCTCTAGGTACATATTAAACTGACCAGTAAGGTTTGATTTGACATAGAAACTGCACACTAAAGGTTTAGCATCTGATGTTCCTTTAGCTACACCTTGAAGGTTCTGTCCTTCTATTCTTTGTTGCACTCTAATACTGTGGTCTGCTGCAACAGATGTATCTGCTGTTGTACAATCTACTTTGAAACTCTTTGATAGACCAGAGCCTGTAGGCACACTTGAGTCTTGTGTAAGCGTAACCTGTCCACCTGTGCTTTCGTCTACGTACTTCCATCTGTCACAAGTGTAGTAACCATCTGCATCTACGGCTGTTGAGCTTGTTCCTCTTTGTGCAACTGCCATGTCACCATTGATGAGCAAGTTCCTGTTTACTCCACCACCCCCTGCATTGATGTTGCCTATAAGGTTTGCTAACTCTGCTGCTTTGCTCATGCTAAATCTCCGTGGTTAATACAGTCTACGTCTTGACCATCAAGCAAAGAAGCATCGTTAAATTTAGTAGTGACAAATAGAGTTGTTGTTGTTGTTCTAGCGTTGTCATAATTTACACCTCTGTTGTAATTATCAGCACCACCATTCCAACAACTTCCTACGCTACTATAGTTTATGGATGCCATTGCATTAGTCATAGTTACAGTAACCTTTCCAGTAGCACGGTCTGTTATAGACCCTACGTTAAAGCTATCATCTATTGTATTCTCTGTATTCATATCTAAGTGACACCAGACCTTCGCTAACCCCTGTTGCAGATTAGTCGTGGTGCTATTGCCTTCGCCTGTCACAGCGATTGACCCTGCTGTGGTGACACCTGTTAATGTATTAATTTTTAGTGTTGATGCCATTATCCACAATATAGTACGCAGGAGACTAACTTAACGTCTGTGCTACTATTCCCTATTGTTACCTTGCCTATTGTCTTGCTCCTTACGATATCATCTGACTGCACCTTTGCTGTGCCATCTCCGTTGCTCTCTAGTAAGTCACCCTTTTCACACTTGCCTGTTACACGCACAGAGCCAATGCCTACTGATGCTACGTTGACTTTGCCTTGTGTATTAAAACTACTTACAACTCCATAAACAGCACTATCTCCTGATGTACTTGACACTTCTACTTTAGCGTGGTCTTTTCTTGTTTGTCCTGCTTTTGGATTGTCTTCTTCTTCTCCTGCTTCACCTTGCTTTGAAGCATATATATCGAGTTCATCTATGGTTGAGACAACTGTTCCTATAGGTGTGCTTGTAGCTACGCCTGAGCTTTCATGTAACCCCTGAAAACCAGATAAAGAAACTGTACTACCAGAAACACTTATTGAACCTTCTGAAGAACCATCTTGCCTAAAACGAATAAGTGCACCATCAGCAGAAATCCTATTAACCTCTATAGCAGGGCCTCCACTAACACTGAATTTTGCCTGTCCATTTAACTTCGTTCCACTAACATTATTGCCAGTAGGGTCTGTGTTAGTAGTGCCAATAAGCACATTACCACTACTATCAATCCTCATGCGTTCTGTATTGGCAGTGTGAAATCTTGTCGTTCCACTCTCTCTGTTTAATATGTATGTATCTACACCTTCAGTACCTATGAGTGTTCCATCATTTACACCAGTACCAGAAGTATTATTTGTAAAATGAATCCAAGGAGAAAGTCCTGCTCCATTAATTTCTAACACTCTGTTTGCAGCACCTATATTATCTACTGAGGTTGTTCCTAATCCCATGTTACCTGCTGAATCAACTACAACATGATTAGTGTTTGCCGTTTTGATTTTTACTTCATCATTAGTCGCTAGGTCAATCCCAGTGTCATTATCTCCCCCTGCATTGACGATTGTATCTACTTTAATTTCACTTGCCATTATGCTAAATCTCCACAAATTTGAAAGTTCTGATACACAGCATCTTCTGCACTTCCGTCATGTTGATTTGTTACCAGAGTAAATGTGCTTGTTGTTGAGCCTGTTTCTATTCCAACAAAGTTGTTATCATTTGATGCTCCAGTAGTTGTAGAGTATCCCAGTGCCGTATAAGCTATAGTAAAAGTATAGTCACAGTGACCTGTTCCACCATCTGCTACTGAAGACACATTTATGCTGTCATAAATGGATGTACTTGATGTTTGTTTTGTAGATGCCCATGTATTGCATAAAGTTCTTTGAAGAACACTTGTGGTACTACCCTCAGTAATATTAATACTACCCTTTGTTGTTCTTCCCTCTATATTATCTACTTGTAATTTTGATGTCATAATATTGTATAAAATCCATTAACTGTTAGCGTTGCTGATGCACCGACTGTAATAGGTCCTGCTGACAGTGCATTGGTTGTGCTACTGATTGTTATGTCACTGCTGATTGTCTGACCATTGGTTCGTATGATACTGTCGTTACCCAAGAATGGATACCGTGTGTCTGCTTCTGCCTTGGTGTAGCTGTTGGCTATACTAAAGATGTCGTACACTATTATCTCTACTACATCGTTAGCTGATGCTCCTGTGACCAACACGACTGTTGTACCTGATGTGGCTGTATAGTCAGTGGCAGGTTTGAGCAGTATACCGTTTTGGTATACATCTACGTACTCACCGTCAGGGTAGGTGAGCGAAAGTGAGTTAGCATCTGAACCACTGAAGGACGTCTGCCCTGCTGTGGCTTGGTAGATGAACCTGTTACGGATACCTTGCTGTGGTGCTTTTCCTATGTATGGCATTAGCCGTCCTCCAACTTCTTGATACGAGCTTCTAGTGCATCGTTCTTTGCTGATAACTCTTGTATGGCTTTGACCATTATAGGCATTAGTGAAGCATCACCTATGCGTTGTCTTCCACCATCAGCTTGACCATCTGTAGCCCACATATCAAAACCATCTTTAATTTCTGAATGAGCGTCAATAACAGCTTTGACTTCTTGAGCTACAAACCCATGATTTGTATAATTATTAATAGTTCTTTTTTCAGAATCTTCAACATAAGCTCTATGATTTTTAGGTAAATCTTTTTCTTTTTTCCACTTGAAAGTTACAGGACGTAAATCTTTTATAAAAGATAACCCTGCTGTAGAAGTTTCTATATCTTCTTTATACCTTTGGTCAGATGGTGCTGAAATAGAAGTTGCACCAAATGCTATATTTGAATCAGAATTACCATGCCCAATAGTAAAGTTGTCACTCCCAACTCCTGTCACCTGATAGCCTATGACAATAGATTGATTAGTATTATTAGCAGGTGTGTCAGCTTGATAACCTAAACAAACATTACCAGAGCCAGTTGTCAGTGTCTCTCCACCTCTTACAGTAGCAACATTCTGGTCGCCCTCAGTTAAACTGGTTAGTGCATTAACCCCCAATGCACTGTTATGTTCACCTGTTGTAATTGCATCGCCTGCTAAAGCTCCTATTAAAGTATTTTTCGTTCCTGTTGTAACTGCTCCACCTGCTCCATGACCTACAGCAGTATTCTGCATATCTGTAGCACTTGCAGGATTTTGTGAGTCTAAAGTTCCAGTTCCTACTGCAACAGATTTACTTCCTAAAACGTTAGCACCTAATGCTCCCCATCCTATACCAACATTAAAGTCTGCGTCAGTAATTGCATCACCTGCTGTAGCTCCCACTAAAACATTTTCTACGCCTGTTGTTATAGATGTACCTGCGTTATATCCAACTGCTGTATTTTGTGCATCTGCTCCTGCATTAAGTGTTTTTAATGCACGATAGCCAACTGCAACATTTTGTCCATTTGCATCCTCTGTAGCGAGTGCTTCAAAACCAACAGCTACGTTGGCATCACCTGTAGTTAAGGCTGTACCTGCTTTATCTCCAATACAAGTATTTTCATTACCCCCACTAGCAATAGAGTCTCCTGCTGTAGAGCCTAATATTAGGTTGTTAGTACCTGCTGTTTCAGTAGATATAGTACCACCATCAACAGCACTTCCTCTAACTTTAGTTAAAGCCATTTATTTACCTCATGCGTAAGGGCTGTCACCCAATGTGCTTGTATCCCAAGCTGCTTTTAGTTTAGCTATTGTGTCTGCACTAGAGATAGCAGAAGCAGCAGGAGCGTCCCTGAGTGCTTTCTTCTTAGCGACAGAAGCATCTTTTTTTGATGCATCACTAGCTTCCAATGCCATCATATAGGCTACATCTTCAGCTTCAAGAAGTGGCTTTCGCACCTCTCTTATTTTTTCTTGAAAGATTTTTTTAGCTTCAGTCATATCCTCAGCCATTACACTTCCATTTAGTTTCCAAGCATTTCTAAAATGCCTGTCAGATGGCATGGTTATAGTAGAAGAGTCTGCTACAGCACCATCTTTGTCAGTTACGTATGTTTTAGTTGCCATGTTAGTTCCTCCTATTTAAGCAGCTATTTTCCAAGCATTTCGCCATGTATGATGTTGTGGCAGTTGCTCTTTCTTACATATGATTAGTCTAGGTTTATTAGACTTCTCATAATCTCTCCACACCTTTTCAGGTATATCTTTCTGTATAAGGTACTCTATTGCTTCTTCTTCTGTCATAGCCTTTACTGGCTCAGTGTTATGCAATAGATATCCTCGTGTATGCTTTACAAAGTCAGGCTTTGCTTCGTCCTTCTTGAGTTCCCAATAAACCCACACAGGTGGTAGTATCCCACCATTCAATGCACACGCCATCCAGTTAGGGTCAGGGTGTGTTACCTTTGCAGGTTCATCTAAGTTGTCAGGGTCTTCCCATACAATGCAATACTCACTTCTGTATGGCTCTAGGTTTTGCTTTGCCCACCCTAGTCTATCCCATAAATGTGTTCCTTGAAATTCTGGTGTCATGCTAAATCTCCACAAAATGATTGATTCACTAAATCAGAGTCTCTAGCTGTACCACCACCATCAGTATTAGATGTAAATAAAGTTCGTATCTCACAATCAGTAGTAGCATAATCTGATTCAGCGTTGACAAAAGGAAGTGTTAAAGCAGTGCCTATGGTACAATTAATACTACTTACTACATAGTCATTATTATTAAAACTATTGGTAAAGTTAGTTTGATAAATCCCTGTCCCTGTATCAGTGAGACTGCCAACATTAAAAGAGTCTCTTATGGTTTGACCACTACTTTGATTTATAAAACACTTCGCTAAACCCTCTTGCACATTCGTAGTGGTAATATTCCCTGCACCTGCAACAATAGTGATGCTGTTCTTTGCGTCTACTCCCTCTAGGGCATTTGTTCTAAGTGTACTCATGCCAAGTCTCCGTGTCCTAAAACATCTATTTCACAATCATCAGCAGTTGAACTATTTGCATCTCCACCAGAATCACTAACACGAACTTCCCATTGACTTGAGCTATTCATAGTTATTCCTGATGCTCCACTTAGGTTTCGTGTAGCAGTTCTTGCTGTTACTCCTGACATAACTCCTAATGCGTTTGACAGTCCATTTGTCATGTTCCAGTGATAATCTCCTGTTCCATTATCTGCAATAGAAGCAGTGTTAAAGCTATTTGAAACAGTATTTTCTGTGTTCATATCTGCTTTAATCCAACACTTCGCCAACCCCTGCTGTAAGTTGGTAGTTGTAGAGTTACCCTCTCCTGTGACGGCAATAGACCCTGCTGTTGATGTGCCTGTGAGTGTGTTTGTTTTGAGAGTTGCCATTATGCTAAGTCTCCGTGTAAGGTCATGCCATATTCCGTGTCCTCTTGACCTGTGCTTCCTGTGTCATTTGTAACAAACTTACAAGCAGTTGTGCTTGTCATAGAAACTCCTCCAGTACCTGATATCTGTGCCGTACCACTTTGATAAGATGTGACTCCTGTTACTTGAAAAGCACTTGCCATAGCATTTGTAATATTTACAGAGCTTATACCTGCACTTGTATCTGTAAGTGAAGCTGTATTGAATCCATTGTCTATGGCATTATCCGTTTTGTGGTCAACCCATGCAAAAGCTTTTGCCAAACCCTGTTGTAAATTAGTAGTGGTTGCACTTCCTTCACCACGAATAGTTACCTGACCAGAGGTGTCAATAGCCATACTCGTAGTATTATTCGTATGCTTTATATTTTGTACTAGAAGATTGCTCATAGTATTGCTACGTTCCCTCCTGATTCTATTGTCAGCGTAGACCCACTTGCTATTGTCAAAGGTCCTGTAACATTTGCGTTTTCTGTAGCTGCGATTGTTACATCACTATCCATTGACTGTGCGTTAGTTCTGAACATACCACCATGTTTGAAGTTACCCTTGTTGGCTTCAGGTACTGTGACACCTGTATCCATTACACCAAGGTAATTTACAAAGATATTACCTGTTCCTGATGAAGGTGCTGCACTAAAGGTCAGTGTTGTACCGTCAGGGATTGTATAAGCACTGCTGTCCTGCACTACACCGTCTACAGATACTAAAACATCCTGAACATTAGAGATGGTCTGTGACAGCGTAAATGTGGTGTCAGAGCCATCACCGTTAAACCTCTGTACGGAGGGTATAGCATGAAAGCCTGACTGTACTTGATTACCTACTAAGGGCATTAGGTTATCTCCATGATGCTTAGTGTACCTGACAGTTTATCTGCGACAGAACAGTCTATCGTAATCTGGTCAGTGCTTTCTAATACCACCTTGTTTCCTGCCATAAGTTCTAATGAACTACCTACAGGTATAGGTGCATCTTTTATTATGATACTTGTACCATTTGCTACGGTATTTGCACCTGAACTTAATGCTCCACCCCTTGCAGCTGTGTCACTTACTAACCTTACTGTTGCTGTAACTTGTGATGTATGTATATTACTCAGTATTAATCCTAATACAACAGTTGTTGTAGTTGTAGCACTTGGTGCTGTATACATCACATACGGAGTACCACTTGCGTTTGGCTCTGCTGCAAAATTTACAACTTTAAATGTGTTTGCCATATTTTTCTCCTATATCAACCCAAGGCGATGGCTAATGCCGTGGCTTCGTTAGCTATAACTGTAGCTAGTGCTGTTCCATTTACTGTTATTGCGTCTGCTTCAAGTGTACCGTCAATGTCGGCATCACCTGATATATCAAGTGTGGCAGCGTCTAGTTCGCCACTAATAGTAATATTTCTACCACCACTGATGTCTTTATTTGAGTCTGTTATGATAGCTTTACTAGCTATTACTGTTCCGTTTGTAATACCATCTATAAGATTAATATCTGCAGCACTTGCTGTAATAGATGTACCTGCTATTTGTAGCGTAGTAGCATTTACTTCACCTGAGCTACCGTAGATTACGGCTTTATTGTTTACTATTGTACCAGAAGATGAACCATCTGTCAAGTTTAATTCTGCACCTGTTGCAGTTATTGCTGTTCCTGCGTAGTTTAAGTTAGCTGCAGCTATGTTTACTTCTCCTGTTCCCTTAGGAGAAATGTCAATGTCTATATTAGTGTCATCACCAGATGCTCCTACTACTATTGAACCACCTGTAGCAGAGTTTGTAACCTCTAGCTGATTGACTGCAGAAGATGCTGTCTGTAGCATAATAAGTTCATTGCCGTTAGCGTCAGCAATAAACCCACCATCTGCAAACTTAGGAGCAGTAAGAGTCTTGTTTGTTAGTGTCTTAGTTGTACCTGCAAAGTAAGTGTCTACTAGGTCTACATCAAAATACTTTGCAGCAGTAGCTGAGGTATCAAACATAAGCATACCATCGTTATTGGCAACGGCTGTGCTTGTGTCTACACTTATAGCAGAATTATCAGCAACAGTGTTGAGTTCAGCACCTGTAGCATTTAACCCAGTTACATTTCTGTTATCATCTACATATGTCTTAATTGCCTTAGCTGACGCAAGTGTATCATCGCTACCTGATACTGAGCTTATGTCTGTGTCTATAGATGCTATACCATCTAATACGTTTAGTTCAGCAGCAGTTGATGTGACGTTTGTCCCACCTATGTCTAGTGTGGTTACAGATATTTCTCCTGCTACTGTGACAAGACCGTTAGCTACTGTAATTAAATCAGTATCGTCTGTATGTCCTATCGTAGAACCGTTGATTAATACATCGTCTATATCAAGTGAGCCACCTGTAATTAGACCTGTAGTTGTTATTGCAGAAGAACCTGTGTCTATTGTGCCAAAGCCAGAGGTAATACTACCTGAGTTCAATGCACCTACTGTAGTTACATTTGACAGTGTATCTAATGCTGACTCAAAGTATGTCTCAAAGTCAGTCAGTGCTACCTGCACCATTGTTCCGTTATCGTTTACAACAACTCTGTCAGCGTCAGCTAGTGTAGTAGAAGTAGCAGAAGTGTCACCATCTACTATGTTTATTTCTGCAGCAGTAGACGTTACTCCATCCAATATATTTAGTTCTGCTGTTGTTGATGTAACACCATCTAATAAGTTTAACTCAGCAGGAGTAGATGTGATAGCTGTGTCACTGTCTGCAGCCAATACTGGTAGTGTACCTGACTGATTTGGTAGCTTGATAGTTCTGTCGGCTGTTGGGTCTGTAATAGTTAGTGTAGTTTCGTGGTCATCGGCTGTAGCACCCTCAAAGACTATAGCATTCTGTGCATTCATAGTTACAGTATCTACTACTGTCTGTGTTCCACTTACAGTCAAGTTACCTGCAACAGTAAGATTGTCTCCTATTGTAACTTCTGATGTACCATGTCCTATTGTTATGGCTGTGCCTGAAATACCTGTACCAATAGATACAGACTCACTACTATTAGCTGTGTCTATTATTAAGTATGCGTCAGAGCCTTGCTTAATTGTAAAGGCTGTTGCTGAGTTATCGGATACTGCTACATTTATATCTGTTCCGTCTGCACTAATAGAGTCTAGAGCAATGTCACCTACGTTAGTTATAGCATTATCATTAAATGATGTAGCACCAAGAGATACTGTGCCTGTAGCCGTGAGGTTACTAGAGCCTACGTCTATGTTACCAAAGCCTGATGATATAGCACCACTGTTTAGTGTACCTACAGTTGTAGCTGCAGTAGTCACGAGGTTAGGCATTGCAGTTATTTCATCATCAAAGTAAGCAGCGAGGTCAGTAACAGCAACCTGAACCATAGTGCCATTGTCGTTTAGCACCACTCTGTCTGCATCTGCGACAGTAGTAGAGGTAGCCGATGTATCTCCGTCTACTATATTAAGTTCGGCTGTAGTAGATGTAACACCGTCTATAAGGTTTAACTCAGTTGTAGTTGCTGTAACTCCGTCCATAATATTGAGTTCAGCAGTTGTGGCTGTTACACCGTCAAGTATATTTAATTCAGCTGCAGTTGAGGTTACGTTAGTGCCACCAATATCAAGTGTAGTCATAGAGACTTCACCTGCTGCAGTAATATTAGCACCACTAAATGTTAGTGCTGTTGTGCTACCTGATTTTATTATTAAGTTGCCTGAACTATTAGTAAGAGCAGCGTATTGAGTTCCTCCATCCTTTAGAAGCACATCTGCTCCATCTGCGTCTAGTATTATATCCCCTGCCACATCAATTGTAAGGTCTCCTGAGGACAGGTCAATCTCTGTGCCATCAATGGTTATATTATCGACTACTACCCCTGCATTAGCCGTTACAACGCCTGTGACACCCAATGTTCCTGCTACTGCAGCATTCTCATCTACATCAAGTGTATCTACGTGTGCAGTACCGTCAAGATACAGGTCTTTAAACTCTGTTCCTGACGCACCTAAGTCTATATCATTATCTGTTACTGGAAGTATTGCACCGTCTTGGATTCTTACTTGTTCTACTGCTGAGGAACTAACCTCACTAAAGAATCCTACACGATTATTGCTAGTGTCTATTACAACTTTGTTTAGTGCGTCTACATCAGCAATTAGTCCTACATACGCACCTTCTGTCGATGAACCATCGTGATTGTGACCACCACTAAAAGCAAAGGCTGTAACAACAGCATTTAATTCAGCGTTAAGTGGTGCAGACTTAACAACTTGACCTGACTGAATATCGGCTGTATTTGTTCTTGCGTAACCTGCCATTACCTTACATCTCCTAGTCCGTGTGTTATTGTAAACCCTTGAATACTGTGTGACTCGTTTGTATCATCTGTCACAAATGTCAAGGCTATTGCTTTACCTGAGCCTGAGAATGTAACTGATTCAACTGGTGATGGATTACCATCAAATATATCTGTTGTGTCAAATACAGCTACATTTGTACCTCTATCAAAAAATGCTCCGGGACTTGTTGTTGATAGAGTTAAGTTGTCTGGTGTAGATATGTCTGTATTATCATAGTCGTAGGTTATAGACAAAGCTACTGAAAAGTTTCCCTCTGCACTCATATATGTTGATGTGCTGTAGAATGTTTTTCTTTGCTCAGGATTTCCCATATAAATAAATGGAGTTTTAAATATACTCAGGATGTTACTTGAATCAAAAGAATTACCTGACTCCTGCTGAAAAACTTTACCACTTGATGCACCGTGTAATACAAACTCCTCTTGCTCTATGTACCCACTGTCTGCACATGTACACTCTAATCCAAACGTCTGTGCAAACTCAAATCCTATATTACCCTGAGTCTCTCTTAATGCTCCTAGTATTCCTTGTGAAGAAGAAGTAGAAAACATGTACCTAAACTGTGATTTACTTCTTATTATTACTGACGATAGTGCATCTAAGTCTTCTGATGCTATCACATTTCTTACAGTGGACTGTATATTTTTAGATAAAGTTTCAAGGTTAACATCACCAATCTTGTTTGTACCACCAATAGGTCTTATACCGTCAGGTGCAAGGAATAGTAAATCTCCCCCTAGTTCTATCACACTATCAGTAGAAAGGCAACCTAAATTTGAAGTAACTGACTCTAATACAAAGTTAGCTGAATTATCTCCTACAAGTCTCTTAATATTATTCTTGCCAAATATAAATAATACATTACGAAACTTCTTAATTGCTACTATCGCAAACCCTACGTTTATAACCCCACCACCATTTGCAGGACTAAAATCTGTCTCTGCTGTTGGTGCAGAGAAAAACAAATTACTTGGCTGTGCAGGGTCTCCTGCTAGAAACAAATGGTTCTGAAACTCTGCTCCTATCTTAGGGTCTGTTGGTGCATTTGAGTCTGTTATCTGCGTATATGTTGACCCATCGTAAGTGGCTGCAGGGTTTATACCGTCTGTTAATACTACCTTAGGTGTACCAAAGTTTATCTCTGTAAACCTGACCTTGCTTACACCTGTCATTGTAGGTGAGCCACTTGTTGATACGGCTGTCCACCCTATAACTGTTGGAGTAGAAGTAACTGTTGTTGTAGCTGATGATGTACCACCTGTTAAAACATTGTCTGTATCAAATACAGAACTAGGCAGTCTACCAAAGTTTATTGTTAAAGAAGCAGAAGCTTTGGCTATTACAGTACCTGACACTCCTGTTGCTGTATCATCACTAGAACTTACTACGGCTGTAACTGTTTCTCCTACAGTAAAACTAGAACCTTGTCCTGATGTAACAACCACTGTGTAATAAAAGTTCCAGTGGTGTAGATAATTATTACCTGATGATGGTGTACGACAAGCAAGTATTCCTTGATTTACACCGTTAGCAACTGCTATACCTAATACTGACCCTGTGCCTGTAACTGTACCAAAATTATTAGCAAAACCAGTTAGTCTTCTGTAACCACCTTCTAGGTTTGGCTCATAGTTTAGTAACTGTATTGCTGAACCGGGACTCTCTTCACCAAGAGATAAAACGTCTGCACCTGTATTTAAACCACCCCTGCAAACGGCTCTAAACGTGGAGACTGAATCAGCCATCTAACCACTCAGTCTTAACATTTGCGAGGTAAATCTAGGTCTATTTATCATAGAAGACCTAACAGACAATGGGTCATCTAATAATAATCTACGCATGGCTTTTATACCTTCTTGAAACTTAGCCTGATGTATTTGTGCAGACTGTTCATTAGACCTAAATCGCATCATATACACCATAGCACCATCTATTATTATATACTTAAATCTGTCTGGTATAATCATAGTGTCATCAAAGGCTGATAGGTCAGATGGAAATTTATAGTATACATATTCTATAACATAAGCTGCGTCAGGTAAAGGTGTTACACCAAACTTTTCTTCTGATGTTTGATAGACTAAATCAGGAGAAGACCTTGCTCCTGTTCCTGAGTTCTCTTCTATAGACTTATATGTTCTAACATAGTCTTCAAATGGTATTGTAAAAAGAGAACGAGCAGAATTACCTGCACTTGACAAAGCTTGTAAATAAAAAGTATCCCAATCAACACTAGCCATATCAGTAGGTAGGTCATATGTGCCTGTACCTGCTGTTAATGTCTGTGTAGTTGTGGTTTTAAGAAAGGGAAATTGATGACCATCTTGCAGTATTTCACGTATAGAATTGTTAATAGCATCCTTTGCTATAGCCTGTACGTTTTTGGCAGTGGAAAAGCCTTCACCTGAGGTAGTAAGTGTGACTTCATTCAACCTACGTAGAAGGTCATTTACGAGTGTAATGTAGGTTGTTGCCATTGTATGCCTTTGTTATATAGATAGAGGAGCAAGTTTCCCTGCTCCCCATTTATTAAATAGACTTATACGTTGTCTCTGGCAGCGACAGCAGCTTCACGATGAGCAGCTGAAATGTCAGCGATAACAGCAAACACTCGTAACCTTCCAGTAGCTGCGGCAGCTCCTGCAATAGTTACATCAATAGTGTCGGCAGCCGTAACAGTCACTGGTGCAGTATTTGCATCGGCAGGAATAGTCTCACCGATTAAGTTTGCAGCACCTGTACTAACAATGTTAGTTTGACCGTTAGAACCTGCTGTTAAGTATGTACCTGCAGCAACGGCAAGTGAATCACCGTCAACGATGTCATCACCACCTGCAAAGTCAATGTCAGCAGTACATGAAGCAGTAAACTGTTTCATTACTTCAGCACCTGCACAAAGAACAACAGACTCAGAAGGAACTTCAAGCAGTTGGAAAACATCTCCATCTGCTATAGTAGCACCTGCTGCAATCATTGCGTCAATGTCCAAGATTGCTTCGATTGTTTTGACAGGATGTCCAACGACAGTAGGAACTGCTAAAACATCTGCTCCTACACCTGCAGTAGCTTTTGCAGTTAAATCAAAAGTAGCCATAGTTTTATCCTCCCTTAACCTGCGTTATATTTAGCAGTCACGATAGCTTCTGGTCGAAGTATCTTTCTGCCGTATAGGTGCATACCACGTACAATGTCTGCAAATGAGTCAGGGTCACGGTATGTTTCAGTTTTGCTGAGTTGTTCAGCCGTTGCAATCGCAGAGCCATGTCCTGCAACAATCGCTCCATAGTTGGAGTTCTGGTTTGCAGTACCTGAAGTACCCGGACCAGTTCCGACTGATGGCAGATTGCTTGAGACATAGAGTCTGAATCCTGCAAGGTTGTTAAGAACAAGACCATTTTGCAATTGTCCTGCTCCACCAAAATCAGCGTTCATTAGCTTAGAGTTCTCATCTCCAAGTAGTTCCATAAACACAGGGTCTACTACTAGCCACCTGTCTTGTGTATCTACTTGCTGTTGATTCAACAGTCTAGCCATACGATTTACCACAACCATTGGTGTAACAGATGCAGTGCCTACTGAAGTAGCTCCACCTGTTAGGTTAACTACAGGAATAGAGTGGTCTCCTGCAGATGAAGTTGTGATGCTTCCGAAAGAACTCTTGATGAGTTTCATTGAAGTAAGAAGCTCATCTGACCCTGCACTAGTGATAGACTTGCTACCATTAACTTGGTCATTCACAGTATCAGCTTTAGAGTGTAAAGAAGACTGCTTGTAACCTGCAAGATAACCAAGAACTTCTTGGTCATACTGGTCAGCTAAACGGTATGCAGCTCTGTCAGTCGCAAGTTGCATAAAGTTTATATGAGAGTGGGCTTCCTCAATGTCATCCATTTTAAAAGCGTAGTAGTTAGCCTTGTCAACAACAAGCTGAAAGTCATCGTCTTCAAGGTCTTGTGCAGTAACCTGAGTACCTCTGGCATATGCACTTACTGAGATTTCAGGCTCTTTGATAATCCTGACAGTATCGCCTTGTCCAGATATCTCACCGAAATAATCAGAGTTAGTTATGTCTCCAACAACAGTTGACTTACGAAATGCAAGCTGTACCTGTTTGGAATAGATTATTGGCGAAAAATTACCATTAGGTAAATTGCCATAACCTGAAGCAGTTTGAAAAGCCATAGTTAAATCCTCCTATAATTGGCTTAATGAAAAGCTAAACTATCGTAGGAAGAGGTTATATTTTCTAGAGTGCATATAGTTATTTAGCAGCTAACTTCCTAACCTATGGGTCTATACTTATATAAGTAGTCTTTACTCGTTTAAACTTCGTAATTTACTAGAACACAAAGGTAGTCAAAAAGAGGCTTTATGTTCTAGGGTAGTTATATTAATAAAATGTTTTTTGTCAACACTTTATCTTCTATTTCCTGATACATCATAAATAAATTTACCAGAACGCATTGCTGTTTGTATTTTATCCTGATTTGCTTCATACTGTTTATCAGACATTTTAGCTACATCAGACTCTTTAATGCTGTCTGCTATTTCTTCAGCATCTACTTTAGTTCTAGAAGTTTTATTTACAAGAGAAGCAGCAGCTTTAGTCTTGTTTTTCTTGTCACCTGCTGTTAAACCTTTATCAATCTTATACAAATCAAGAACACGAATAACAGATTTAGCATCGTCAGTATTTTCGTAAAGAGCATTTTGTACCCATTTAGGTTGCTCCTCTACCCACTCGTGAAACTCGTCAGACTCACGTAGTTTGTCAAAGTCTTTGTGAGTTTCTTTAATTTCATTCTCGGCTGTTCTACGAGTCGTTTCTTCTTTAGCCTTGCTAAGTTCCTCTATTTGAATATTAGCTTTATCAAACATTTGTTTAGCTTTTTTCTCAGCTATTGTTTCTACAATACCTGCAACATCAGGATATTTTTCTGCCCAAGACGCAATGTCTTCATCAGACTTAGGTGGCACAAGCTTTTCAGTGTTAGATAGTTTATTCTCTAACTCTTTTATTCTAGCGTTATACTCCTTCTCCTTTGACGCAAGATGTCTTCGAACATCCCCATATCTCGTCTTGAAAGATTTTTCCTCTTTACTGAGAGTCTCGTCAGATACCTCTGCTTCCTTTCCCTCTTCAGGAGGAGACACATCTTGGCTCTCCTCAGGGTTTTCTTGAACCCCTTCTCCTTGGCTCTCTGCAAGGAGTTCTTTAAGTTCCTGCTCCTCCTTAGCAATCTTGTCCTTGTACTTTGAACGAGTCCGACTTACAAATCCTGCAGTCTTCTGTGGTTCTACTGTTTCTAATTCTGGCATATTTTTCTCCTGTTATTGGGGTTGACATGATTGTCAAGTAGCCTTAGGTTTAGTGCCTAATCCTTTAGTATTCTTTTTTCGTTTTGCTTTAGCTTTGGGTTTAGATGCTAGTCCACCTTTATTAACAAAGAAAGGACCACTATCTGGTTGAGAAAATCCTCCTCCTCCTCCTCCAAAGCCAAAACTACTTGCACCAAATTGTGGTGCAGACCCTGTATTACCTCCAACACCACCTCCTGATGTTCCTTGTGCTATATCTATAGCTTCCTGCATCTGTCGGTCAAAGGCTTCATTCTGTGCCACAGTATCTAAATCACCTCTACCTGCTTCTTCTTCTGCTCGTGTTATATCAACTTTAAGATTTTCTACTTCTTTCATATGATTATCTAAAGCATCCTTTTGTACTTTTTTCCTATTCTTTTCTATTCTTTTTAATGCTTCTTTACCTTCTTTACTATTAACATCTTTAAGACCTGTAACAGTATTAACTTGATTAACTCCATCTTTATTCTGTGTTATACCTAATAAAGCTTTATCTAGTCTACCCATAACTCCAAGTTCAGATATAGGAGTATTAGCTATTTCTTGAGTTGTTTTATTGGGACTGTCAAAAGTTAAAACTTCTCCAAGTCCTGTAAAAATATTTTTAGCTGCATTAGCTACTGCACCAACTACACCCCCACCTAATGCAGAAGCCAATGCTCCCAATACTGTCGGATTATTAGCATTATCTATAATGGCTTGAACATTTTCTTTTTTCATGTTAATACCAAGTTCTGCAGGTATTAAACCAATTTTTGCAGAAAGAGGTAAATCTCTATATTCATCTATAGTTAAATCAAATCCATCAATATCTTTCAATCTATCAAAAGATACAGTTAAAGCATTTTTAGCTCTATCTCTATTTTCTTGCATAGTATCAGGTCGAACTGAAGAAAATGGGTCATCAGATGCTGATATCTCTCTGTCAGAAGATTCTCTTTCATTTCCTAGTGGTGCATCCTCTATATTAGTTTGTACTTGCTGTATATTAGGAGGTGTTTCAGACCACGGTGACTCTGTATATACTACATCATTAGGATTTGCAAGAGACCCATCAGCGTTATAACGCACAACATATGTTCTACCATCTGGATGATAAAATGTTTTTTGTGTTGGCACAGGTCGTGATGGAAAACCTAGACTACCCCCTACAAATCCAAACTGACCCAAAGGGTCTTCACTTTTAGCTATGGCATCAGCCTGTATATCCGACTCTGTAAGAACTCCCTCAGCTGCATGAATCACTCCCCCCTTATTTACACCAATTATCATATTTCTTATTTTTGCTTCATCTTTAGCATCAATAATATCTGCACTTTCTTCAATAGGTTCTCCTCCTATTCTTCCTGCATTTTCCATTTGAGCTAATCCCATCTTGGCTTGCATACGCAAGTCTTCAAAAAATTTTACTCCAAAAAATCTAACAACATCTGCAGGTACTACATACTCTCCATCACTTAACTGTGCAGGTATATCATCTCTAACTTCTTCTGCTAGTGAACCAGATGGAACTTCATTACCACTTATAGGGTCTCTATCCATGCCATCATCTTTTAATCCCCCCTCTTGCATAAAAGACATTTCCATCTGTTTTTCCATAGCAGTACCACCCTTGTTAAATTTTAATTCCTCTGGTTTTTTAAGAGGAACTCGTGAAGATTTCATAGTTCCTACATTAGATGCAGGATTAAGTTCATCTGAATAAGGGGTCTCCCCACTTAATATATTTTCTTTATATCGTTTACGAATAGGCTCGTCTAATAGTCCCAAAGAAAGTTTAAGTTTTAATCCATCTACTTCAGGAGATTCTTTACCCTTTCTAAGGTCTTGAACAATATTTACAACTCTGTCTACAAAATCTTCTTCTGAAGGATTACCCTCAGCTATCATCTGTCTTCTTAAAGCAACACTAAATTTATTATTATTTACATCAATGTTACTTTCTTCTCCTGTATTTTCCAGAGCTACTAAATTTTTTATATAAGATTTTATACCTGTTTTATCTTCATCTTTTTTTAGGTTCATATAATTAAAACCTAATTTTTCAAACATATTCATCTTACCTTTTTCATTAAGTAAAAGACCATGAAATATACCATGCCTAGCTGTATCTTCTGCTCTTTGAAAATCATCACGATATTTTTCGCCTACTTCAATACCTACTGACTCAGCTTTTTTAGCTTCATCATAAGTTCCTAATAATTTTGCTCCAATATTTCTTGCTGTTAATAAATAATTAACTTTACCAGAATCATCTCTTTCTATAAGTTTATTTTTAGTTATATACTCAACCATCAGAACCGTTCATTTCTTCTCTAAGATATTTAAGTCTACGTAATGCACCTATTGCTCCCTGTAGTCTGTGAATAACAACATGATTATCTGACTGCTCTAAGGCTGTATGATTTTTTGAAATAGCATCATCAAGGTATTCTACAAAATTATCCCACAAAGGTTTATCATTAACTAGTTGTTTTAGGTTCATTGTCTAGTTCCAGTAAATCCCGGCTCGTCAGGTGTTGGCACTGAACCTGTGCCTATAGTACCTCCTCCTGTACCCTGTGTATCTTGAGCCTGTACACCTGCAGGAATTTCTTCTGTTTCTCTTGGGGGTTTACCCTCATTAGGTGGTGGAGGTGGAGGTGGATTTTGTTCTTGAAATTTTTTGAGTATCTCAGCCTGAACTGCAGCTTGACCCATAGAGTTAGCCACTTTGTCAGGGTCTAAGTCCATAGACTTTGCTATCTCTCTAACAATATAATCCATTCGTGCAAAAGGAGCAAGAGCAGGATTAGATACTGTCTGCATAAATTGCATTAGCCTTTGACTACGTACTTCATTAGCCATAAGACTTTCTGTACCCTGTGCTTTAATTTCTAAATCACCTTTTATTTCAGAGTCAAAATCAAACTGCATATTAAAACTAAAAAAAGCTTTACCTAAAGGACCTAGCAGATAATCATCAACATTTTTTATAACACTTCTAATAGAGTTATTAGCAGCGTTCATTAACATACTAATACCTGATGCTGTACGTCCTACTCCTGATATACCTGTCTGACCATGAGCAAAAGATGGAAAGCCTGTACTCTCGTCTGCTAACTGTCGTGCTTTGTCAAACATCTGCATGTTTTCATTCGACACATTAGGAAACTTTGTACCAAAGATAGCCTGTCCCGGTGCGCCGCCTTGTCTTCTAAATATTTTTCCCGGATACACAGATAAGTCTTGTCCCGGAACTAAATTTGTTTCATCTACTTCTATAATAAGATTACCTGACAGTGCAGCATTATCTACGGACATACGCATAAAACCATTCATCAGTGTCTGTGTATCATCCATGTTTTCTGCAATACCTACACCAAATATACTGTATGGGTTCATTTCGTAGGGTGTTGCATAGTAGGGTAGATAGGCAGGAGTAAACGGATTCATAACAAGTCTGAGAACATTGTTGTTACATATCCAAATATTTACACTAACTTGTTCTACATCACCTAACTCTTCAGGTATATCAACATCATACTCTTCTATTATATCTCTATCAACAAATCCCCAAAACTCTAGAACCTCAAACCTTTCGGCTCTGTCCTCTTGGTTATTGTCTTCCATAACATGTTCCCACCACTCTTTATTGTACATCTCTCCTTCATTAAGAGACTTATCAATAGCATTTTCTCTAAAGAATGGTCTTTTCTTTAATGCACGTAACTGAGAACGAGACATCTTGTGTCTCTCTATAATAAACTCTGCTTCATCCATATTACTTGCATCAGGGTCTGGATAAAAATTCCAAATAGATACGTGAGAAGTTTGTGGTACAGTTTTAAAAAGTGGGCTATAGATTCCCTCTTCATTCCAATTAGGATACTCTTTATCTACAGCAAAAGGTCCTTTCATTATGCCTGTTCCAAAAAGAGCCGCTTCAAAGGCTGCGGCTCGTAGTTGTTTTTTAGCATTAGACTCTTCTAATTGGTCATGTATTTTCTTTTCCATCTTCTTGGCTGCAACCATTGCAGGATGAAAGTTAACAGACGTAGGACTACCTGTTGATTTAAAATCTATTTTATCTTGAACAGGATTTAAATCATCTGTTAAAGGACCAACTCTTTCGTTAAACTCTGGAAGTGTTTCTCCTGCCAATAGTTTAGGTAGTTCTTTAGGTGCTGTACCTGCTTGTTCTGTAGCTTCTTTTAGCTGTGGATTTGTTTCTAAACTTACTGTATCTTCTACACCATCAGGTAAAATTGTAGGGTCTATACTGAGTGGAAACTTATTACCACCAAACAATACTTCTACAAGCTGTCCATAAGCAGCAAGAACTTTTGTTTTGGTTACTTTAACAAATACCTTTGATTTTTCTGTAGAAGTAAACTGTACATCAGGACTATATAAACCACGATAGTTTCTGTAAGCCTGTATCCATCGCTCTTCATCACCTCGTCTGTTTGTTTCTGCTTTGGAGTATTTACCTTTTACAAAACTAACTATGTCTCCTGCAGGTGCATCTGTTAGTGCATCCTGCTCCATATCCTCAATTGCTGATGCTTCTATTGAGTCAGGGTTTATATTATCTTCTTCCATATTTTACCTCAGTATCCAAAAGTTGAGTCAGCCATTTGAAAACCAGAACGCTGCATATCTGGGTTGTAGTCAAACAAACTACTACGTGGTCGTGTCATTACACCATACCGTAGTGCATCGTATAAGTGGTCTTCCGACTTTGTATCTACATCTTCCGAGTTGTTCTTGTCGAGTGGGATAGAAGGAAGTTGAGATATAATATTTGTACAAGTGTTAAAGAAGACAATGCGTGGTTCTTCGGTAAATTCATCAACTTGCAATCGTCTGTGTATTTCGTTCTTTCCTGCAATTCTACTTCCTTTACTTCTATCTGAAGGTCTCCAACGACAGCCTTTAATTATCATCTGCTCGGCTAGTGAAGGTCCTGTATCTCCTCGTTTATGCCACAAAGAACTATCTAGTACACCGTAGCGTATCGTCCCATCTTCCTGTTCAGCTTCAAGCACCATATCAGCTAAGTCTGTTGCCAATACTTTTGATGCATACAACTCTCTGTAGACTACTAGTTGCTCTGAGGGTGTTACAGCTATCCAAACAACTCCTGTATGACTTCCGTATCCATAGTCACAGGCTCTAAACTTTGTCCAACTGTTTGGTATACTATAAGGGTCAACAACGTGTATAGTCCTATTCCACTCTGGAAATGCTGCTCCTTCATTAACATCCCAATTACCCTCTAGTAGTTGCTTGCGTTGATACTCAGGTAAAGATAAAAGGTTTGCTTCATACATCCCATCTTCAGCTAGATACGGATTATCAAAAAGAGTAGCAGGAATAAATCGCCTTTTAAATAATGGTTTGCCTTCTTGACTGTGACCCTTAGGCATTTGAAGAATCTTGCCTGTCTCTAGGTCTGTTGCCCAAAAGGATGTGTTGTGTGGTGCAGGGTCAATAAACATTTTCTTTACCCAACTGTGTCCTGCTCCTCCGGGGTTTGATGTAGCTCTCTGGTATAAATCTAGTCCACTTCCTTTTGCTGTACGTAGTCTTGACCTCATGTAGTCAAATGGATAAGGACTTCCCCACTGTGTAAGTTCATCAAACCCTATCCAACTAAAAGCCTGTCCCTGATACCGTGTAACATCATCATCTCTGTCTAGGTAAGACATCCAGAGCGTTGCTCCTGATGGTGCTACCCAAGTCTTGTCTCTTTCCATAAAGCGTATATTAGGTATTGCCTGTGGGTAGAGTTGTTTAGAAACAGAGATAAGTTCTCTTAGTTCCTCTGTTGTACGTCTTATTAATAGTCCTCTAAACTGAGGATTATTAAAGTAACGTACAGGGTCGGCTAACATTGCGTAAGACTTACCACCTCCTGCTGAACCACCGTATAACACTTCACGTTCTGTAGACGAAAGAAACTCTGTTTGTGGTCCTTTATTTGGTTGGAAGATAACATTTTGTGCTTCTTCCGTTTCTATCGGCTCAGGCTTCGGTTGTGCCTGTACCTTGGTCTCTTGCACCAAATCTTGTGGTTTCGATTTTTTCTGCCTTCTCAAGGGCTTCTTTGTACCTTTGGGCAAGGTAGCGTTGGTTTGAAGCTTCTCTCTTACGCTTTTGTTCAAGTTTTACTCTTTTCATCAAACCTACATGGGATATGTAGCGTCCAGACTGTTCACTCAACCAGTTCGATACATCTCTGTAGCTGTACTGTTTTAAATACTTCTTAGCCTTCTCTAACAAATCTAATTCTTCTACTATTGGTAAAAGAATATCTTTGTCTTCTGCGTCTTGTTTGTAGCCAAAGGGTACAGTCCGTCCTACTCGTACAACAGGTTGCCAATCAAACCCATCTTCTGTTTCCTCTGGTACAGGCAGTTTCCAGTCTTTAGTCGTTCTCATTATTCTTTGGTGGTAGGATGAACAGAGGACTAGCTGCCGTTACCTCTACCTTATCCGTTTTAGTAAATCCACTACGGTCTAGTACATCCTTAGCTGCTACCATCTTTTCTTTATTACCTAAGTCTGTAGGACTGTGCATTACTTCATACATAGAATAGGCTGCTTTAGTAGCTGCAGAAGAAATAAATTGTTTAGTCAAGTCAGCTATTTGTTCTTTAAGAGCAGCAGTAACAGAGGAAGTAGCAACATTGTCACTGTATCCTGCAAGCTTCTTAGCCTGAAGAGGATTACCTCGTGCTTCTTCAAAGAGTACATCTAGAAACTTTTGTTGTTTTTCTGTAAGTGCCATTAGTTTAACTCAAAATGAGGACCATCAATAAATGGTCTTCTGCCTTGACTTCTTCTTACGTCTATGTAATTATTCATAGCGTCTTCCATTGGTCTTTCCCAATCAGTTATGCTGTCTATATTCCATGCTGCTCCCCAACGTATATTAGCTCCAGTTTCTTTAGCTGCGGCTTTCATTGCGTCTGCTATATCATCATACATCACAATGTCCCAACTTGGGTTACTGCCATCGTAAGCCATTAAATCAACAGCGTGTGATGTTCCGTCATCCTGTATAAGGTGGCGAGACTTCATTGTTTGTGAGCGTCCTGCATTGTACAGCTTCTCCTGCTCTTCTAAAGAACGGACACCATAGATAACTCCAAAGTCCACTTTGCTCACTTCGATAGCACGTTTTACTGTATCCACTAGTACAGGATTTACACCCTCTAGTTTACCTAGACTTCTACTTGATAGTTTAAATGTCACGGCTTTACTCCTTTTGGTAAAAAATCAACAAGTTTTGGTTTTGGAGGTTGTATAAACTTTGGTATAGTTTTCCAAAATTTAAGTTCTTTTGCTAGTTTATCCCTTGCTACAGATACAGCACCTTCATTTATAAGAGCCTGTGTTTGTGGATTTAACTGTGCAGTCTTTTGCATTTCTTTAAATCCCATACCATTTGTTAAACGAGTTACTTTTTTACCATTACTTTTAGGTATAGACATTATTTCTTTTTCATCCCATTAAAAAATTTACCTGCAGACCGTGTGGCAAAACTTGCAGATACAATAGCTCCTAAGGCTATCTGATACCACTGTGGCATACCTGCCAAAGCCGTAAATCCGTCTGCTACTATACCCCTCCCCCATTCACCACAGAAGCTCAGTACTAGAGGAATGCTGAACAGTAGAGTCAGCCATTCATCTTTCCACGAAGACTGTGATGCCCTCATAGCAGCTAAGTCCCAATCTATCTCACCTGTGGCTTCTTTCATGCGAATGGTTGCTTCAGCCTTCTGAACAGCAACCTTACCATCTAGGTAAGAAGATGCTAAACTAGATACAGAACTTAGTAGTGTACCTAGCATTATACGCAGTCACAATCTTCATGGCATTTTTTATTTAACAATGCACACCATAATCTTTTTAAATATTTTCTCATCGTTCTTCTTTCCTCATCCCTTTTGTTTCTAATTTCTCTGCTCCCATCCAGATTGCAAAGCTCCCTGTCATTGCTCCTGTAATCACGGATATTAGTCCTGCCTGTTGTGTGGTCAACTCTGGCTGACTCAAAGCCCATTCTATACAACGAATGTAAACTCCTGTCATAACAAGCATCATAAGTCTTGGAAGTATTCGCCATCTGTCAAGTGTCTCTGGAGTCATCTTTATCCTTTATAACTTCCTTTACCCAATTACCGTTTTCCCCAGTCTTCTCACAATACTCACACTTGTCATCTTCAATGTGATGCCCACAGACTTCACAGGTAGGCTCATAAAGCATCAACTGTCTACACTATTATTCTGTGCTATAAACTTATTAAGCACATCTTCGTTTACGCATATAACTCTTTCTACAGGTCTTTGCCTATAAAACTTCCATACAGTTTTTACAAGGGGTTCAGGATTATTCTTTACAAACTCTTTACACTCAGTTACACTATGAAAGTGTCCGTGTTTTGGTTGCTTAAATACTAATATATCCTGCATACCATTGTTATGGACTCCTAGCATTACAGCTACAGCAAACCATGCCTTAACTATCATTCTCAAAGTATCCTATGTTATGTAACTTTTCTATAACTTCTTGTTTTTTTAGCGATGCTTTTAGGTTGCTTAACGAATTGCTTTCCTGCCTTTGTGCCTTTTCTTTTAGCTTTAGTTGTTGCTGCGTACTCTTTGGGTGATAGAGCTTTGATTGCAGCTTCTGGAAGATAGCGTTCTCCAGTTTTGCTACTGGGTTTACCACTCTTGGTTCTCCACTTTTGTTTTGACCATGATTTAAGACTTCTTTGACTTTTCTTTAGTGGCATTATGTTTTCTCTTTAACGAAACTTTTGCTTGCTTGGCGAGTCTGGACTGTGTAGTTTTCCCTTGAACGGCTGCACGTTGCTCCAGAACGGTGAGGATTTGTGTTTTCCTTGCGTATGGTTTGCTAATTCTCTTAACTTTAGAAATAGTGTCTTTCGCATCTTGGATGGTTGCATACTTAATACTCACCGTATCTTTAGGATTCTCATCCGTGTATAGCCTTCTGCCTGTATTTTTAGGCTTCTTGCCTGTGCCAACTTTAGGGTCTTTAGCGATAACCACCACCCTTAGCTTTGTACTGCTTGGCTAACATCTGAGCCTTTCTAGCACTCCACTGTCCGGGCTTCCCACCAGAAGAACCTGCTTTGATTCGGCTAAACAGGTTCTTTCGCATAGTAGGTTTGGTATAGTTACCTGCCTTATTAACGGTTGACTTAGCCATATGACTAGCCTTTCATTATCTTGTAGCCTTTAGCCTTAGCAGCAGCTCTGAGTTGACCAACAGACATGCCTCCTGCTGCGTAACCCTTCTTCTTCATAGTAGCTCCACCCTTAGCCATACCCTTCTTCTTTTTGGTCATACCACCTTTGTTCATTTTGCCTTTACCGTCCATTGCAAACTTGGGCATCATCTTCCCTGTTTTAGGGTCTTTAGCCATAGGCATTTTGACTCCACCCTTAGCCATTCCTTTTTTCTTCATTGCAGCTCCACCACGAGCCATACCTTTTTTCTTCATCTTACCTTTTTGCATTGCCATAGTTATTTCTCCTCTTTAGCATATAAGTTATTAAAGACTCGTTGAGTATCCCAAACATACTCAGTCTCTTGTTTTGAATGGAACACCCTCTGGTTCGGCATAAAGTCAGGTGGTCCTTCCCCTGTCTCAAACCATGCAGGGTGGGTTACTCGTACTCGATTGTTTGGTAACGCTACTATGTTACCAGTGTACTCTCCTGCTTCCATCAACTCTAACACATGACTTTGTTTATGTTGAGCCGGGTCATCTGCTATCTCACTGTTTGTATAGTCTACAGTAAAATAGTATTTCGCAGGGTAGAACTCTCCTTCTATCTTGGCTATCCAAGGAGCAGGAGTCGCTCTATTCAAAACGTAGACCGAGTGGTCATGCGACATGCAATCCCAAGGCTGTGCTACGTATGGTGGTAACTCTCGCGGCCATTCGTCATATGGTGTGTCACCAACCAATGCTGTGATGGGCATCCTAGCCCACATTGCTCCACCGTGTACGTTCTCTTCGTCTGTGTCATCCACTTCACAGCCAGTGAATATAACTTGAAAACTGAGTGACCTATTCGGTAAACTCGTTACGGCTATTACCATTGCGTGTAAAAACTCGCCATGATATCGTTGAAAGTTACAGGTGTATTCTCTTCTCACCCAAGTTTTAAAATAAGGTATGTTGCTTTGTAAATATGCCATGTGCTAATTATAACACACCTTAAAAACAAAATCAAGTACTAAGCTGCAGTTGTTTTTGGTATTTCTATTATAGACGTAATAACATGCAACCTGTTTGCTGTACCTGCCGTTACCTTAATAATGTCACCAGACGTTAGTATTAAGTCTCTAGTGAATAACTCTACTGTTCCTTTAGAGCCTACAGCCTTATCCTTATACACGCTGAATACATCACTACCGTTTGTAATCGTAACCGTTATTGTATCAGCATTAGCACTGTCCTCTGACACGAGCATAGACTGTACCACAGAGACTGTGAGGGCAGGACAGGTGTAGACGGTAGTAGCATTTGTAGTCGTTAAATCCGTCTTTACATTCTTCAGCCGAGAGGTGCTGAGAACATTTGCCACTATCTACCTCTTCTCATCATTCCTCCACCGTAGAACATTCCCTTCTTACGGTAGTCTGTCATGCCGCCCTTGTTCATCGTTAGTCCAGTGGTGGGGTTTACTTTCCTGCTCAAACCATTCTGCATAGCAGACTGTGTTAGTCCTCCCACGTTCATCTTCTTCTTCTTTTTCATTTTTTTTAACTCTCCCTTTGGAACTTTTGCTATGCCTATAGATAGCACCATTACATTTTCTTTTTCTTTTTTGCTCATATTTTTACCACTTTACTTTGTGTGACCAGTATCGTGCCGACATTATATCAGGCTTTGAGTCCTGTGCGTTGTGTCGTGCGTAATACGACTTCTTTCTTGCTTTATCTTTAGCAGTCGTAGGATTTTTACCTGCTCCCTTGACTCCCTGTTGCCCAAATCGTATTAGTCTTAACTCGTGACCCTTTTGTGCCAGAACCATGTGGGACTTTGTTTTATGGTCTGGTGTTCTTTTGGGTTTGTTTACCCCTTTTAGATTATGTTTCTTGAGGAGTGCTGCTCTTCTATTCTCATGTGCCATAGTTTTTTCTCTTTACGTGTGGCTGATAAACATCTTTTGCTTCAAGCATTCCCTCCAAATACATTGCCCTCTCTACGTGGTCTAGTGTGTAGCGTACACCAGTGTCCTGAAATATCTTTTCACGGACGTAGAAGACATCTGACCTTGGGATGTGACACCTTCGTAGTCTTGATTCATCACCATCAGCTAAAGCTTTATAAAATTCGTGCAAGACATTATCGCTAACATACGTTTTTGTCTTTGGCATGACCCTAGTTATACTTTCTGCGTGTTCCTTGTCAAGAACAAACGACAAAAAATACACCTTCCCCTTTAATTTAATTTTTTGTTACTAGTATACTTAAAGTATTCTTAAAGTAACTTTAAATATTAACTAAAGGAGTAGGAGACTAAGGTTAACTTTAAGATACTTTAAGTATATTATAATGTATACATAATGTATGTCAATAGAAATCTTCCCTTTGTAGGGAAATAAATACAGATTGTGACATAAATGCTTAACATTATCCATCAGGCTACTGATTCGTTAATAGTAGCACAAAGTTTAATCACAGTCAATACAAAATGTTTAAACTTTAGGCAATACTTTCGTTGCACCCCAGTCCTCCCCCTCCTCTGGAGTAATAATTAACAGAACTTTGTGTAAAAACTGTGCAAATGCTTAATATTTAGGCAGAATAATTGCTGCTGCTTAAAATATACGCTGCTGTATACAGTGGTTAACAGCCTAAAATTCCCCTCTCTGGCAGAGTACATACATATATACGTATGGGGGTGGGGTGGCACATGCCCTGCCCTGTAAAACAGCACTAGTTATAATGGAAAAAAATAAAATTTATACATTCTCTGCGTATTTCCCTTATTTTATTGACGATTATACACAATAATACATTATCGAATGATGGACCAGCCCTGTAAATCATTGATTTTATTGAGTTTTTCATCGAAATTAAAAAAAGATGTACAAAAATGAAAAAAAAGCTTGTACTTTGTTTCGATATGTGCAGAATGATAATTGTTGCTACGGCAAGTCTTCAAATCTTAGAACATCGGGTTCGAATGATTTTACAGATTTAAAACTTGAGATACGGCAAGCCTAAATGACTAAAATTTTTTACTTGACGATTTAACGATTTTTTGATTAACTGATTTTGACGATTACATAGACCGAACCATAGTAGTTCGCAGAGTGCGTGGGAGACCTCCAACATTACGAGTGTGTTGGCTGTAGGGAAATAAAATGCCACATGCTAGGGTCGGTTTGAGATTGAGAGGGCTAATCTTATTTCTCTTTAGATGGTGGTAGTAATATGGCTGAGATGCAAATACTCCACGGCAAATAAAATACCTTGCAAATGTAGGGTTGTTTAAGACGAGCCAACTCGTTTATGAGTAATCATAGGACAACCCTTATTTTGCCAGTAGTTTATACCATAGGTAGTACCTCACAATTTATGCGAGGTATTTAATTATGAAAAACAATATATTCAACATTATCGGTTTTAGAAAATCACAGAAGATGGTATCGAATGATATCGCTAGAAATATGATTACAAATTTAGTTAGTAAGGATAAGAGTTATAAGTACATCTACGGTAAAAATGGTGAGATGCGTGGTTGGGTTATCGGCTTCATGCGACAAGGAAGCAAAACGCAACCATGGGGAGACAACAACATTAAATCTACTTTTGGTTTTCAAAAGTAATTGACAACAATCTTTCGAGGTGCTACCTATCGTATAAACTAGAGGAGTGATACGATATGGGTAAATATAGTAGACGGCATTATCAAGATGTGGCTAGAGAGATAGCCATGGAGTATAGAGGGACTAAGGATTTTGATTGGATTAATCGAAATAGGAAAGTGACTCGTAATGATGTTTATGTTCGGACTATGAAGATAGACACATTGAGAAATTTGGTATCTAAATTTGACGTAATCTTTAGAATAGATAATGAAAGATATAACAGCGATTTATTTATTAAAGCGTGTGGAATAGAGGAGATGCAGAGATGATGGACTTAGGAACAATACTAATAGGTATGGTGTTTGGATATGCGATAATATTCATATTTATGTTATGGCTAATATGGAAGGATGATAGTATACTATGAGAGAATATAATGGACATAGAAGTTGGAATGCGTGGAATGTCGCATTGTGGCTGAGTAATGAATACAATCTTTATCAGGAGATTGTAGACAGGGTTAGAAAGAATGGATTGACTAAGGCTGTCAACATGATGTATAGAGATATCGGAGGGTATAAAACTCCTGATGGAGCAATATACAATAAGCTATCTATAAAACTGGCAATAGAGGGAATGGCTGAAGATATGGATGTACCTGATGTAAGAAAGAGAGGAGAACTATGATTGAGAATATAAAGGGAGTATACTATCTCTCCAAGGCATACGAGAAAAAGCATGGAGATGTATGGTATAAGTTAGCCAATAAAAGCTGTAGTGCGATAGCTAAAAAAGTAGGTATGCACTCGGCTATTGTTGTGGGTGTACTGTCGGCACTCTCTCCTAATAATAAATGGGAGAGGAATGTTATTGATGCAGAGAATATGTGTGTGGCATACAAGTCTGACATACCCTTGGATGAAGTGAAAGTGTGTACATACAATGCCAATAAACAAAAGGCAATAAAGATATTGGGCATACTCGACAAGGGTAGTATGGATTTAGAGAATGATATTAGAGAAATACTGAATGGCAATAAAGTAAAAGCATTCTTTAATTGTATACACAACTATGAGACCAACAAGACTACAGTCTGTATAGATGGACACGCAAAGGCTATCTATATCGGAGAGAAGTTTGCTCTGAGTAGTAACAGTAGTAGTATAACTAACAAGCAGTATAGGGTTATCTCTCAGGCATACATAGATGCCACAAAAGAGATAAACGAATCGGAGGGTACAAGCTACCTACCCTATCAGATTCAGGCTATAACATGGGTAGCATGGAGAAGAATACATAACATTAAATGAGGAGTAGGGTAATGTATGAGATTATAAACGATATATATAAATGGAAAGACTGTCAGCATTGTGGAGATGAATGGGAGTACCAATGCTATGAGTGTGAGAAAGCAGAGGAAGAAACTAAAGAGCCACACTCTTGCAATGATAACGCAGTATACTATGAGTATGCTGAAAGTAATCACAGGTATCATGGCTATGAGTGTGGTATCTGTGGCAAGCTATTACAAACAGGATAAGGAGTAGATATGTATAAAATTAGAGAAGCACGAATAAGTGAGGACGTTGTGGAGTACCAAGTGACTGATGGAGAAACGTCCTATTCATATTTTTATTCAAGGGAAGAAGCACAGGAATGTGTAGACAATTTGAACAATAAGAGTATAATTACACCTGAACAATTAAGGGAGTTAGGACTATGAGTTATGACGTAGCAGTAAGTATGTTCGATGGGTTGTCAGGCACGATGATTGCCTTACAGGAGAAGCTTGGCATTACACCAAAAGAATACCATGCCTTTGAGGTTGACCCATACTCTAGTGCCGTTAGTCGGTACAACTATCCTGACATTATCAGGCATGGTGATGCTAGGAACTGGAGAAATTTAGAGGGGAAGAAGATTGACCTATTCGTGGCAGGTTTTCCCTGTCAGAGTTACAGTGTGGCAGGACTACGGCAGTTCCAAGATGACCCACGAGATATGTCTAAGGTTTTACTAGATGCCTTGCGAGGTCTCGCCATTGACAAAGTATTGATAGAGAATGTTGCGTCAATGCCTAGTGAGTGGCGAGATTACTTTACCAAGATATTCAAGGAGATATTCCCTGATATAGAGTGCCATCAATTAAATAGTGCCAATGATTCGGCACAGAATCGCAAGAGATTATATTGGACAAACATTAAGTTTAAGAGGTCAGATGACAAGGGTATTGTACTCAATGACATACTTGAAGATGGTGGTATGGCAGACAGAGACAAGTCATACTCTCTTGATGCCAACTACTTCAAGGGTGGTAATCTCAACCACTACTACAAGAGAAAGAGGAGACAAGTAGTGTTCGATAAGAATGGCTGTAAGCAAGTCGGAGAAGCAGACCTAAAGGGTTACGATATAATCAAGAGGGTATACAGTAGGCAAGGCAAGAGTCCTACTCTCACGACTATGCAAGGTGGGTGGCGAATGCCTAAGGTAGAGTGTGGTCAGATTATCAATCGCAAGATTAATCCTGAGACAGGTAAGAGAGATGACTACAACCCTAACATCAAGGCAGAGCCACGCATTGAGACTAGGAGTGACGGTAAGACAAACACACTCTCTACAGTACAGAAAGACAATGTGGTGGTTGACCACGAGCAAATGTATTGGAGAGCATTGACACCATTAGAATGTGAGAGGTTACAAACTATTCCAGATGGGTACACAAAACATGGTGTGTTCCCATTGTTAAAAGAGTTTGTTCCTGATGAGAGATACGCAGAGCCACCTACGACAGTTAAACCACTTAGTAACTCACAAAGATACAAGATGCTTGGCAACGGATTCTGTGTAGACACAGTTGCTGACATTTTGAAAGGGGAAGTACATGAGTAGAGTTACCATATACTTCTTGGCAATCGTTACGTTCTGTTATATAATGGACGTAACATTTAACTATATATTTTAGAGGAGAAAGATATGACAATTAAATGGGAAAACAAATTGACGAGAGAGTGGGTAAAGCAAATAAGACAGGCTTTACAAGACTCCATAGAAGTAGATGGATTCGATATAAATGTAGGCAATGCGTCCTTTGATGACTCAGAGGTGACGTTCAAGTTAAACCTTAGGGTGAAGGGTGCAGAGACTAGGGAGCAGAGAGACCTGAAGACATACGCAGAGATGGACAAGATAGACACAGCCAAGATAGGAGAGATGAGAGGAGAGAAGTATTCCCTGATTGGTTATAGAGTAAAGGCAAAGACAAGACCTTACATAGTACAAAACTTACACAACAATAAGGAGTATATATTTACAACGGCACAGGCTCAACAGTATTTTGGATTGGAGGTATAGTGAGAGTAATTAGCTAAAACACTCTAACACTCTTACGGTTTTGCTAATAAGATAATTAAAACAACAACTTAATGCCGTAAGACCATTGTTAATCACTCTTACGGTGGTCTTACACTATTACAGAGGAGTAACGTATGAAAGCATATCTAATAGACCCTGATAAGCAAGAGGTGACAGAGGTAGACTACTCTGGTGACTACAAGGACATATACAAACTGATAGACTGTTCCACGTTTGACGTTGTGGGTATCACTCCTGAGGGAGATGGCATATACATAGATGACGAGGGATTGTACGCAGAGAAGAAACATCTGTGGTCTTTCAAAGGTATTCTCCACAAGAATCATCTGTTTAACCTCGTCAACAAAGGACTTGTGTTAGGCAC